AGATGGAAAAACTTGGAAATATCAGAAATGTCTTGATTTTATAGGGTTCATCTGATATAATGGCATCAAGAAAGAGAGGGCGCAAAAATGAAAGCAGGAGAAGCAGTAAAAGAAGTTATGAGAAAAGAGGACATAAAGCAAGCGGAGCTTTGTAGTAGGCTTAAAATTAAACAGCCAACTTTAAGCGAACGTCTTTCTCAAAAAAATATTAGCGTTAATAAGCTAAACGAAATGCTGAATATGATGGGCTATAAAATTGTAGTTGTCCCTCGTGATGCACAGTTCAAAAATTGCGAAGGCATAGACATAGAGTAAAGGACGGTGATTCTGAATGATCTACGGTTACGCTCGTGTCAGTTCTGCTGGACAGGCGATTGACGGCAATAGCCTTGAAGCCCAGTCTGAACTTTTGAAAGCCAACGGCGCACAGAAAATCTTTTCGGATGTTTACACCGGCACGAAGTTGCACCGGCCTGAACTTGACAAGCTGATGGCTGAAATCCAGCCGGGAGACACGCTGATCGTGGCGAAACTTGACCGTATTGCTCGTTCTGCCAAGAATGGCCTTGAACTGATAGACCAATTCATTGATAGGGGCATTTCGGTGAACATCCTGAACATGGGGGTTATGAATAACTCCCCTACTGGAAAAGTCATTCGGACTGTTATGCTTGCCTTTGCAGAGTTTGAGCGTGACATGATTGTTGAACGCACCAGAGAAGGCAAGAAGATTGCTAGTCAGCGCCCCGATTATAGGGAAGGCCGCAAGCCCACCGAGTACGACCGCAACCTCTTTGATGTTCTGCATGAACAGGTGGAAAAACGTCTGCTGACCGTTACCGATGCTGCCAAACAGCTTGGCGTGACCCGCCAGACATGGTATCGGATTGCTGAACAGAACAGGTGAAAGGAGCAGCTTATGGAACAGTATGTCAAACTTGAAGAATTAGTTGATTTCCTTAAAATATGCTTTAAGTTCAAGTGGAGCGATGAAAATGAAGATGAAATAATGGCTCGCATAATGACTACGCTTTATGGGTTCAAAAAGTTTACAAAAGAACAAATCATTCGGACTGCTTGGGAAGAAGCAAAGTATTATGATTTACCAGATGATGAAGTGATTGCAATAAACATGGATGTCTCTTCGAGATATTACGGGTGGCAAGCAATGGGAAATCTCATTAACAGAAGCGGCGAAGTTTATATAGACGCTGATGATTATGAGTGGCCTGTCACTCATTGGATGCCGCTCCCACTAAAACCGGAGGTTTAATATGGAAAACGTAAGAACGGTTTGTTTTATTGGTGAAGAATTTTGCAACGACCTTTATCGTTGCAAAGAAAGCGGAAAAGTATATGCAAGGCAGCGCTGCGATGATGAGTATGTCAGATGGCTTACTACAAGCAAATGCGGTGATGGATATGAACCTGAATCTCCACTAAAAGTAGGCTTAATTATGCGTGTGGTGAGTAAAAATGCCGTTGATTTTGAAGAAGAAATCGTTCGCATAGACGGAATTGGAGATACTTGTGCGATTAAAAAGCATAAAATGAGCTGGGAATGAAAGAGGGCAGTTGATAATGGCTAGAATTGAAATATCAAGAGAAGATTGCAAACGTCTTCTAGGATGGAGAGATAGCCATAAAGATCAAGTCAGAAGCTATGTCCCTGCTTTTGATTCTTCGGTTATCGTTGTGAGCGATGATGAAGAAGGACTGCATACAATAATTAGGGCGGAAGAAAACGATCGGCTATTTACCGTTTTGTTTAGAGTTTCTGTTGGCGGCGATCTGCTGCTTAAATTCTTGTGGCATCGAATCTCGCAAAAAGTTGATGTATTTCTTAGTAAGCTACCAGATCGAGAGAAAGAAGAAAATATTCAGAGCGCTGTTTCTGTTTACGCTTCTATAATGGCTTACATGAGCGAAAAAAGACCAGTTGAATACGTATCGCTTGACAAGAAAATTCCTTTAAAGAAAGAATGCACTAAAAAATCGGGAAGCCAAAACAACGAGAGTATTGTTGTTAAAAGTTTGTATCCAATAAGGAAAAACATAGATAATCAACCATCCAAGCGTTCCTATACAAAACCAACTAAAGCTGTGAATGTTCGTGGATTTGTTAGACACTATAAAAACGGAAAGGTTGTCTATATAAAGCCTTTTACAAGATATTCAAATTGCATTGACCCAATTAAAAATAAAACGTATAGGATTGTAGTATGAAAATGAGAGACAGATTTGAACGGATTGAGCTTCGCTTCCTAGATTTTCTGAACGATAATATGCCAATGATAATTATTGATTTCGCATTGATCTGCGGGATGTTCTTGGCGAAAATGCTTGAGATATTTGTTTTTTAACAGATTTCAACCAAAAAGAATAAAATACTTTTTGTGCAGTTGTAGGCACTCTTTACATTTTCAGGTAGGGGGGCCTATTTTTTTATGCAGCCAAAGCAGTGCATTGCCATCATCGACAGCATCAAAGCGTATGCAAAGCAGAATCCGACAGAAGCACAGGTCTACGAGGACTGGTTTCAGGCGGTCGTGAACCTGAGGGACGCTCTGCCGCAAAACAAGCGGTTCGATGCCTACAAATATTCTGGTGAGCTGCGCTCTGTCTGTGCAGCCATGATGGGCAAGATGAAAACAAGCGAGGACGTGGCAAATGTCTATGATATTATCGGCCGGACGTACCTGTTTGAAGCAAAAGATGTATTCGACAGCTATTGCATTTACCTTGAATGGAACCGTGCGCCGGAGAAAAAGTTCTATCAGCCCAGACGCAGAGTGCTGAAAGTGCTGGCAGACGACCTAGAGGACTTGTTCTATAAGCGGATAGATTTCTTGGGGGTCAGTCTTCCGGCTCGCGTTGGTAAGGCTTTGAGTGATGATACGCCGATTTTAACAAGAAGTGGGTGGAAGAATCACGGCGATTTGCAGGTTGGTGATGAAGTCATCAGCCCGAAAGGTCAGTTTGTAAAGGTGCTGGCAGTTTCGTCTAAGTGCCAGCTTGATGTGCGCTGCCATTTCTCTGACGGCACATACATTGACTGCCACGAAAACCACGAGTGGCCGGTCTTTAACCGGCATAAGAACGGATTTGATGTAATCGAAACCAAGCGGATGATGAAGGATTATGTTGCCGACACGAAGGACGGTATAAGATTCTGCTATCAGGTTCCGTTCAAAAATTTTGTCGAGGGAGAATATAAGAAACTGCCTGTTGAGCCGTATACATTGGGCGCATGGCTTGGCGATGGTCGCAATCAGCACCCGGATATTTGCGAACCTCCTTGTGATCGAGCAATTGTCGAGCGCGTCATTAACGATGGATACCCTGTTAGCTGGCACACGGTTCATAAGGATACTGGCGTTGAGTACTACGGATTCTCTGACTTGCGACAGGCACTTCAAAAAGGCGATATGTGCCATAGCCACAGACGCTGCGTGAAGCACATCCCAGAAGAATACTTCACAGCCAGCATTGCACAGCGCATGGAACTTCTGGCTGGTCTGCTCGATACAGACGGAACGTTACGGGCAAAAGAGCATCGGTACGCTTTTTCTACCACAGAGCCGCAAATGAGAGATGATTTTGTCACGCTGGTTTCTACCTTTGGATGGAGATGCAGCGTGGTTGAATATCCACCTCGTGTATCATCTAGTGGCATTAAAGGCAATCTAACAGTCTATTCTATCTCTTTTAATCCTACTTGCCCTATTCCCTGCGTTGTTCCTCGCAAGCAGCTAAAGGAGTTCTCCAAACCTCGCCGTGTGGCGTTTTGCGGGTTTGAACGCATCGAACCGAAGCAGGGCAATTGCATTCAGGTTGAGGGTGGTGTGTACTGTGCCGGGAAGCGTCTGATTCCTACTCACAACAGCACCCTGTGTATTTTCTTCATCACATGGCTGATGGGCAACCGCCCGGACGTTGCATCGGTTATGAGCGGACATTCTGACAAGCTGACCAACGGCTTCTACGGCGAAGTGCTGTCTATCATCACTGACCCCGTGACTTATAATTGGGGGAAAATCTTCCCTGACGTTCAGCTTGTAGATAAGAGCGCAAAGGACGAAAGCGTTGACCTGAACCGTAAAAAGCGTTTTCCCACTTTGACTTGCCGCTCCATTGGCGGTACGCTGACAGGTGCTGTTGAAATCGGCGAGGGCGGCGTTCTGTACAGCGATGACTTGATTGAGGATTTGGAAGAAAGTCTGAACGTTGAGCGTCTGAACAACAAGTACGATGCCTACCTAAACCAGCTAAAAGACCGTAAAAAGCAAGGCGCATTGGAGCTGATGGTCGGTACTCGCTGGAACGTGCTTGACCCTCTGGGACGCATCCAGAACCAGTACGCAGATAATCCAAAGTACAGATTTCGTGTGATTCCCGCTGTGGACGAGAACGGACACAGCAATTTCAATTATGACTACGGCGTTGGATTTGATGATGCCTACTACGCAGACATGAAAGCCAGCATTGACGATGCAACATGGTGGGCAAAGTACATGGGCAAGCCTTATGTGCGTGAAGGTTTGCTGTTCCCTGCCGATGAACTGCGGTATTTCAACGGCGTTCTGCCCGATGGTGAACCTGATCGCAAGCTCATGGTCATGGATATTGCATGGGGCGGCGGGGACTTCACCGCTTGCCCTATCGCCTATGTGTACGGAGATGCCGTGTTCATCCTTGACCTTGTGTTCAATAACGGCGACAAGACCGTGACCAGACCGGAAGTCGTGGGCAAAATCATCCAGCACAAAATCAACGTGGTACGCGGCGAAGCCAACAACGGCGGTGACGAATACTGTGACGTGGTAGACAGCCAGCTCCGGCAGCAGGGCTATCACTGTTCTGTTCGCAGCCAGCGTGCGCCAAGTGGTCAAAGCAAGCTGTCCAGGATCATCCAGTATGCGCCGGACATCAAGCGGTTCTACTTCCTTGACGAGAAGCACCAGTCAAAAGAGTACAAGGCATTCATGGAACAGGTGACGATGTTCACGCAGCTTGGAAAAGTTCCGCACGATGATGCACCGGATAGCCTGGCGCAGCTTGCCGATGAATTGTACAACGGAATCAGTAAAATTGAGCCTGTCAAGAGGCCATTTTGATTAAAAACACAATATATTGTGTTCGCTGGGTCTATTTATTTGATTTCACTACTTGACAAGGCTTATAATGTACGCAGGAAGTTTTGCAGCTTCCCTTAAGGAATATCCCGGCGCAGCGAGGTTTTGTCATTTTTACTCGCTTGCGTGTCAACGAGCATATTCCTCCTTTACCGGTGAATGTTTTTCACTCTTTCCATTCACCGGGTTTATATGTTGCGTTCCCTTCTGGTTGGGAATGCCAGAATACTCCCCCTCTTCTGGCAAGCAACGGTTCGATTCCGTTACGCAGCACAACCATCTTCTTTGCTTGGATTTTTATTCTCTGAATCCTCCACCGCTACTCCCGGCTCTCGATGTGATGTTTAGGCATGACATTGCAAAGAGCAGCGGTTAACCAATTAAGCCGGGTTTATGGCGGAGTAGAGCAGCACGGTAGCTCGCCAGCCTCATAAGCTGGAGGACGCTGGTTCAAATCCAGCCCCCGTACCCAAAATTGCAGCTTACCCGTTTTACGTCTGTCTGACAACTGAATGTAAGGGCTGCAATGGTTTTCTTCGGGCGAAGAATAGCACGGCTGGAAGTGCGAACAGTTTCCCAGTAGCTTCTGACAGGTCTGTGCTCAACAGCCTGTTTCCAGAAATCCAACGAAAGGAGCGCTCATGCTAGTTAGAATCTGTTGCCCTTGTATTCGGCAGAACCCTATCTATAAAAACGTCCGCTGCAACCGTTATCTTGGCGAAGTAGACGGAAAATACCATTTCAAGTGCGACAGATGCAAGGGCGTTATCGAAGGAGACACAAGGGAAGGATGGGTGAAAATCATCCATCCACCGGAAAAGTAAATAGCTTTTGAAGCGCAGTTTTGGCGCAGTGAGATAGACCTTAACAGGTTTGTCTTGCTGCGCTTTTTATTTTGCCGGAAAGGAGGAACACATGGCTGAGTATCAGATGGTCGTTGGCGGCTTTTTGAATAATCCGCTGACTGGACGCAGACCGATTGAAAGCCCGGAGACGGAAATCAATCGGGCAAACGTGCTGAAAGTGGTCATGGGTAAGGCAGAGCCTATTCATCTGCTGAACAAGAATGAGATTCGCTTCCTGCACAACTACTACTTAGGTAGTCAGCCTGTTCTCCTCCGCACAAAGGAATACCACGCTGAAATCACGAACCGCATTGTAGAGAACCACGCCAACGAGTGCGTTGGCTTCTACACAGGTTATATGAGCGGCACGCCGTGCTCTTATGTGCGGTCTGAAACGGCGACAGGTGACGGCGAGGAAATCGCCCGGCTGTCCAACGCCTTGCAGTATGAGGGCAAGGACGCGCTTGATCGGCGGCTCTGGCAGTGGATGTTGGAGTGTGGACAGGGATACCGCATTGTTCTTCCCGACAAGGGGTATGGCGGCAACTACCCGGACGAAACACCCCTTCTGGTGGACGTTCCAGACCCGGATATGGCGTATGTGATTTACAACTCCAGCATCGGGCACAAGCCCATCGCCAACGTGCTGCACATCCCACGCAATTATCAGAATGACTTGAACGACTTGATTTGCGTGTACACGCCAAACCAGTACTTTGAAATCGACAACGGCAAGATCACAAAATCTGAAAGCCATTCTCTGGGGATGCTTCCGATGGTCGAATACAAGCTCAACCCGGAGCGCATGGGTCTGTTTGAACCGGCTATCCCTGTTCTGGATGCCATCAACGACCTAGAAAGCAACCGTCTGGACGGTGTAGCGCAGTTCATCCAGTCCATCATGGTGTTTACGAACTGTCTTGTGGACGAAGATGCGCTTAACAAGGTCAAGGAACTTGGCGCAATGTGCCTGAAATCTACCTCTGGTCTGCCCGCTTCTGTCTCGCAGATTGCAAACGAGCTTGACCAGCAGCAGAGCCAGACCCTGCTTGATTCCATGTTGAACGTGTATCGTAGTCTGACTGCCATGCCTAGTGCCACTGGCAGCGAGAACGCAACGTCCGACAACGTGGGCGCAGTTATCGTCCGTAACGGATGGAATCACACCGAAGCAAGGGCGCAGCAGTACGAGAATATGTTCAAGTACGCTGAACGCCAGAGCCTGTCTGTGATGCTGAAAATCCTGCGTGATACGGATGGTTCTAAGCTAATGGCAAGCGACATCAACATCAAACTGCCCCGCCGTCAGTACGATAACCAGCAAAGCAAAGTTCAGATTTTCGCACAGATGATTCAGCAACCGATTGACCCGCAGCTGGCATTTACTACGCCCGGTTTGTTCCCCGACCCGCAGGCTGCTTACGAAATGAGCAAGCCTTTCCTGATTGCCGCCGGCAAGCTTGGCGAGGATGGCAAAGCTCCGAAACCGCAGGAGCAACAGCCTGAACAAGTTGTTGAAGTCAACAAAACATCGGACGAACAGTCTGACAGCATCAATAAAGAAACAGAGGGCGAATAGCCCTTTGCATATTCCGGCAGGGAAGCCGGGATACAAATTTCGCAGCGTTGCAGGGAAGCAACGGTAAAAAAACGCAGGAGGAAATTAACGATATGAAACTCAATGTGTTGCTTGGCGATGCCTACAAAGAGGGCATGACCGCCGATGAAATCATTTCTGCGCTTGAAAAGGTTGCAGACCCTAACGCAGAAGTAGAGAAGCTGCGCAACGCCGTGACGAAAGCCAATGGCGAAGCTGCCGAGTACAAGAAGCAGCTCAAGGCAAAGCGTACCGATGACGAGAATGCTGCGCAGGAACAAGCTGACAAGCTAGCGGAGATGCAGAAGCAGATTGAAGCCCTGACTGCCGACAAGGAGAACCTCGTCAAGGAAAAGACCCTTGCATCTTACCGTGAGAAGTTCGTTGCGCAGGGTTATGACGCTGAACTGGCTGGAAAGGCTGCATCCGCACTGGCTGACGGCGACATGGACAAGGTGTTTAAGTTCCAGTCGGAGTTTATGACCGCCCACGACACCGCATACAAGGCTTCTCTGCTGAAGGATATGCCCACACCTCCGGGTGCGGATGGCAAGGGCGGCTCTGACAGCGAAGGTGTGGCGTTTGCTAAGAGCCTTGCACAGCAGAACGCAAACACTTCTAAGGCATCGAGTGACGCAATGAGTGCTTTCCATTAACAAGGAGGAAAACATGAAGTTTACCCGAAACACGGTCAACGGAATCAACGACACCATCCTTGCTTCCAATGACTACACCGCCATTCCCTTTACCGTGACCGAAGCTGCTGCGGTTAAGGCTGGCTATCCCATGACGCTGGCTGGCAAGAAAGCTGTTGCTGCTGGCGAAACTGGTTCTAAGACCATCAACGCTGACGGCATCCTGCTGTATGACGTTGACCCGGCAGAGAACCCCAACGCTGCTCTGCTGATTCGTGGCGTTATCGACACTAAGAAGGCGGCAGCAAGTTCCAGCTTCACCTATGACGCTGACGCAATCAAGGCACTCAAGACCGCCGTCCCCGGCATCTTCTGCCGTGACAACATCAGCGTGAACGCTTAATAGGAGGTAAAACAACATGGCACTGAATCTTAAGGAAGTCTTTGCCCCGGCTGCGATTGCCGCCTATTGGACGAACGACCCCACCAACGCGATGCCCTTTGCATCTGACGCACTGTTCCCCGCAAAGAAGAAGGCGGGTCTCGACCTGAAGTGGCTGCGTGGCCACAAGGGCGTTGGTGTGTCTCTGATGCCCAGCGCATTTGACGCAAAGGCTACGTTCCGCACCCGTGAGGGCTTCAAGTTTGATGAAACTGAGATGCCGTTCTTCCGTGAGGGCTACCATCTGGACGAGAAAGACCGTCAGGAAATCCTGCGTGTTCTGGACAGCAACGACCCCTATGCTCGTGATGTGATGAACCGCCTGTACGATGATACCGCACAGCTTATCACTGGCGCGCGTATCGTTCCTGAGCGCATGATCTGGCAGCTGCTGGCTCCCGTCAATGGCGTTCCTGGCATCACTATCAAGGCAAACGGCGTGAACTACACCTACAACTACGACCCGGACGGCGGCTGGAAATCCACCAACTTTAAGGATATCAGTGGTGTCTCCAAGTCTAAGTGGTCTGCTGCCACCGCCACTCCCATTGCTGACCTGAACGCCGCAAAGGACGCTGTTCTGGCAAGCGTTGGCGAGGTCGTGACTGAGGTTTACATGAACACCGCCACCTTCCGCAACATGATTGCTGCGGACGAGGTGAAGAATCGGTTCATGACCGTCACCGCAAAGGCAAACGCTGTTCTGCTGGATTCCGAAGCAAGGCAGATTGTCGAATCTGCAACTGGGCTGACCATCCATCTGTATGACAAGATGTTTAAGGCAGACCAGTACAGCGCAAGCGAGAAGTATCTGCCCGATGGCATGGTGGTGGTTGCTCCGTCCGGCGCTCTGGGCAGCACCTGGTACGGCACTACTCCTGAGGAAGCCGACCTGCTGTCTGGCCAGTCTGGTGCATCCGTGTCCATCGTGAACACTGGTGTTGCAATTACCACGGAGCTGACCATTCACCCGGTCAACGCCAATGTCTATGCTTCTGAAATCGTCCTGCCGTCCTTTGAGCGCATGGACGCTGTGTACTGCATCAAGGCTTACTAAGGCAAAAGGAGGAAGGCAGCATGGGAGACCAGTATTCCGAAGCGGCAGTCAAGCTTGAGCAGTACATCGCCCCTGCACTTGACCGTGAAATCACGGACGAGGACTACCCACTCTTCGACCTGCTGCTTGATTTCGCCAAAGACAAGATATTTGCGCAGGGCTACCCTTTCGGCAACAGACCGGACGAGTTGCCCTTGCAGTATCAGTCGTTGCAGATACGCATTGCAGCGGAACTGTATAACCACATCGGCGCAAACGGACAGACGAGCTATACCAACAACGGCATTACTCGTGTGTGGGAAAGTTCCGATGTGGCACAGTCCTTGCTGAATGAAGTGGTTCCGAGAGTAGGTGTTATCGGCTGATGTTCAATGGAAGCCCGCTGGACAAGCGCTCGCTGTGGTATTCAAACCCGGTCGGCGAAAAAACGCCTGTTGTGGACGAGTGGGGAAACGAGACTGGCGAATCCGCATACGAATCGTGGAGCGACCCCGCAAAACTGATGCTGAACGTCAGCCCCCCTACTGGTTTTGCGGAAGCAAACCCTTTTGGAGCATTCACGGATTACAGCTATGTTGTCAGCTCATCCAGCAAAAAGCGCAACACACCGCTTTATGAAGGTACGCACGTCTGGTTTCAGACGGACGTTTCAAAGCCCTTCAATTACATTGTGGTCAAGGTCGCAGAGCATATCACGGACACGTTGTATGCGCTGAAAGAGGTGGCTGCAAGTGAAAATTAAAGTGAGGTTGAGCGATGCCGGACTTCGTGATGCGGAACGTCAGATACAGGAGTACAAGACCACCCTGAATCAAAAAGCACAGGAGTTTGCGCGGGCATTGGCTCAAAAGGGCATTGACGTTGCAACAGTTAGGTTTGCTAATGTACAGTACGCTGGCGACAACGATGTCACAGTTGAGCGTGACCCTGTACAGACATCTAATGGCTTTGCAATTGTAGCTCACGGGAAAGCGGTTGCGTTCATTGAGTTCGGTACTGGCGTATCTCATTCCGCTTATGGCGGCGAACTTCCTGATGGAGTTGGCGAACACGGAACATACGGCAAGGGGAACGGACAACACAAGCGTTGGTACTACTACGGCGAATCTGGCAACGCTGGCACGCCTGTTAAGCAGGTTGATGGCAAAGGTCAGTTGAACTACACCAGCGGCAACGAACCGGCTATGGCTATGTGGGGGGCTGTTGAAGAAATGGCTTCTCAGGTAGAAGCAACGTGGAGGGAGGTCTGGAATAGTTGATTGATTATTTCAATTCTATCTTCACGGCTGTTGCCAAGGAACTGCGAAAGCAAGTTCCCGGTGTCTTTGTCACCGGTGAAATCAACGACAGCAACGTCAAGAAGTTTCCGTGTGTGCAGATAGAGGAAAACAGCAACCTCCCGGTTCATCGTGATTCTGCCAGCCGAAGCAAGTACGCCGCTGTTTCCATTCGTGTGCGTGTATATTCCAACAAAACCAGCGGACGCATTGCAGAAGCACGTTCCATCGTTGGAATCGTGGATTCTGTATTGGAACCGCTCAATTTCTATCGAAAATCGTTTGCCCCGTTGAATGGGCTGTACAACAATTCCGCCTATCGGATTGATTGCAGCTATGGGGCAACAATCGGAGAGGACGGAATGATTTACCGAAACTAAGGAGGTAAACATTCTATGAGTACTGCTATCTCCGGTCTGAATACCACCCTGTACTGTGGCGACAGCGCAACCGCTCTGACGAAGCTGTGCGACATTAAGGATGTGCCCGACCTGATTTCTGAGCCAAACCTTCTGGATGCCACCACCTTGTCTGACCCCATGCAGGTCAACATCTTTGGCATTATCCAGAGTGACACCAAGTCCTTTACTGCCAACTACAATAAGACTGACTACAAGAAGGTCAAGGAAGCTGGCTACGATGAGACTTCCGAGAGCAACACTGTGAAGTATTACGCCCTGAAAATGCAGGACGGCTCCGGCTTTTCTTGGCAGGGTATGCATCAGGTTGGTTTGTCCGGCTTCGGCGTGGACGAGGTTGTGGAAATGACCATCAACTGCATCTTCACAAAGAAGCCTGAGTTCAGCGAGACCCTGACTGTCAACGGCGGCTAAACCGCAAAAATCAAATCAATCAAACCGGGCAGAACTGAACATCGGATTTGGTTCTGCCCTATTTATAAAGGAGAGCATTTATTATGGCTGCAAAGGTTATCAATTATCATTCCCCTGATGGCAAGAACACTTATGAGCTGACTTTCACCCGTGACAGCGTGGAAGCCGCCGAACGTGCAGGCTTTCAGATTGGTCAGTACACCCAGATGATCAATCTGCTGTCCAACTCCCGTGCTCTGTTTTACGGCGCTTTTATTGCGCGGAACAAGGGCATTAAACGCAAGGCCGTTGACGAGATGTTCGAGCATACCGAGGCGAAGGAAGAGCTGATGGCTGCGCTGCTTGAGATGTTCATGGACGCTTCCAAGTCTCTTCTGGCAACTGATACTGAGGACAAGACCGCAAAAAACGCAACGTGGGAGATTGTGTAACCGCACAATCTCAGGAAACGGACGGAGAGGAAGAGCCATTCTCTTTCTCTAAGCTGTTCCACGATGTAGAAGCCTATTACATTTCCATCGGCATGACCTACGACCAGTTTTGGTACGGTGATGTCTGGCTGGCGAAGGTCTACCGTGACGCAGAGGAGCTGCGGGAACGCAGAGCCAACACAGAAGCGTGGAGAAACGGCTTTTACATGGCATCTGCGCTTTCCTCTACGGTTGGCAATATGTTCCGAAAGAAAGGGTCTAGACCCGTCAGGTACATGGATAGACCGATTCCCCTTACTCAAAAGGAGAAGAAAGAGTATGAATACCAACGTGCTGCGGAAGCACAGGAGCGCATTAAGCGCATGATGTTCTCCATGATGGAGCAAAAGGATGGTGGTAGTGATGGCTGATGTTGATATTACGAGCTTATCCGTAGAAATCTCTGCGGAATCCAGCGGTGCAGAGCTTAATATCGACAAGCTCGCTACCGCTATTTCTAATTTACGGACAAAGGGCAACGTCACAAAAGTTGTGAACAGCCTTGACAAGCTGTCCGCTTCCATTTCTGCGCTGAAACAGGCGTCTGTTGGTCTGTCTGGGCTGGACAACATCACGAATTTTCTGAATGGCATCGGCAACGCAAATTTTTCCGGCAGTGTGAAAAGCATCAACAGCGTTGTCAACGCCATCAAGAAAATTCCTGATGCCGTGTCCGGCTTGAATGGCGTGGACTTCTACTCCATGTCCGGCAGCATTACTGAACTGACAAACGCAATGGCTCCCCTGTCCATTCTGGACGCTTCCGGGCTGAAGGCGATCGGCAGCGCGGTCAACGCCATCGGGAAAATCCCTGACCTGTCCGAAAAGCTGAAAGCAGCTGACCTCGATGCTTTCTCGGATTCCTGCAATAAAATTTCTACTGCTCTCACTCCCCTTGCTTCGCAGCTTGACAAGGTTGGCAACGCCTTTGCAAAGCTCCCTCCGCAGTTGAGCAAGGTGGTCACACAGGCAAATCGTGTGACCGCAGCCAACGAAAAGCAGCGCAAGAGCTATCTTAGCCTGTCCAATCAGATGAACGGCTTTATGCGGAACATGGCAAAACTGGTTTCGTTGAAAGCTATCGCTGAGTATCTTGGCAACGCTGTTGCGAAGTTTAACGACTTCTATGAAGCAACAGACCTGTTTCATAATGCCATGGGCAATTTGAGCGGTGAAGCGGATACGCTCATTAGCAAGATGCAGGGCTTACTTGGCGTTGACCCGACCAAAGCGATGACCTACATGGCTACCATCCAGAGCTTAGGCACTTCGTTTGGTTTGGCTAGCGACAAGGCTTACGTTCTTTCTAAGAATTTAACCCAGCTTGCCTATGATGAGGGTTCTTATTGGAACAAGGATGTTGCCGAAACCTTTACCGCAATGTCCTCTGCTATCTCTGGCGAGATTGAACCTATTCGCCGTCTTGGCGTTGACCTGTCTCAGGCGCGGTTGCAGCAGGAACTTCTTGCCTTGGGCTTTAACAAGCAAGTCTCTAGCCTGTCCCAGGCAGATAAAGCGGTTCTGCGTTACATTGCCATTATGAAGCAGACTGCCAATGTGCAGGGCAACCTTGCACAGACCATCCAAAGTCCTGCGAACCAGATTAAGATTCTGAAAGCCCAGCTGGATATGCTGGCAAAGTCTGTTGGCTCTCTGCTCTACCCTGCCCTGAAAGCCATTCTCCCCCCGCTGATTGCCGCTGTTCAGCTCATTCGAGAGTTTGTTGAGTGGGTGGCAAAGCTAATGGGCGTGAAGGTCGTGTTTACTGATTTCACTAAAAGCGCTGACAGCGTTGGCGGCATCGGTGACGCAATGGATAACACGGCCGATTCGACAAAGAAAGCTACCAAAGCCCTCAAGGACTACACGATGGGCTTTGATGAACTCAACATCATTGACCCTACGCAAGGAAGCTCTGGCTCTGGTAACGGTGCATCTGCTGGCAATATCTTGGGCGACGTAGACCTGTCCGGCTACGATATGTTCAAGCAATACAATGAAGAGTTCGCAAAGCAGATTGATGCTATCAAGCAGAAAATCAAGGATATGCTACCGATTATTGGTGCTATCACCGCCGCACTTGCGTTGTGGAAAATTGTTGATTTTCTGACGGACATTGCGACAGCAATTTCCAAGATGACAGAATTGCAAAAGTTGGCTCTTTCAATTGCAACGGTTGTTGTCGAAGCATCGTTAGTATTCAGTTTTGCAAAAGGCTACGCATCTAGTGGAAATCCTCTTGAGCTTTTAGGCGAAGTGGTGTCTGCTGCGTTTGGTTCTTTTGTTCTTTGGCGCACAATGGGCGCAGATGGCATTACGCTTGGCATGGGCATCGCTTTTGTGGCAAGCCTTGCAGGTCTTACTTATGCGCTTGGCACTGGCGAAGCAAATCTTGGCGATGCAAGCACATGGATTCAATCCGCTTTAACTACTGCTTTTGGTTCCATTGCGGGCATCACGTTGCTCACTAATCTTGGCGTAGCCACTGGTACAGCCGCAACGCTTTCTATCGGTCTTGCAGGTCTTATTACCTTTGCTGGAATCACATTCTCTCTTGGCGAAAAGCTGAAAGAATTTCCGGTTCTTAATACCATCATTGCTGCTTTGATGGGAATTTTTGGTGGCGTTGCTGGTGCTGGCGTTGCATTGCTTGTTGGTGCAAGCCTTCCTGTTGCTGGAGCCGTTGCCGCTGCTGGTGTCGGTATTGGCCTTGTTCTTCACTGGGCTGGTATCAAATGGGGCACTAAAGAGAGCGGCGAAAAAACAGATGCTGCCGCAGAAGCCGACATTAAAATGCATCATGTCGAAAATGTTTTTGAGCAGCGCATTGAAGCCATCAAGCAAATTATCGTTACCAAGTGGAATGCGGCCATTGATTTTATGACTTCTCTTCCCGGAAAGGTTGGAGATATCATAAATAGCATTGGCGAGTGGTTCAGCTCTCTTCCTGAAAAAATCGGCCATGCCCTTGGCTTTGCCGTCGGCAAAATCGGGGAGTGGGTTGGAAACATGGTCGTTACTGTAACAACCGAAGTTCCCAAAATCGTTTCGTCTGTTGTTAAGTTTTTTGAAGAACTGCCGGGAAATATTTGGACTGCAATCTTAAAGACTCTTGATACTATTTCCGAATGGCGAAAGAGAATGGTGGCTTTTGTTGTTGTTGAAATTCCCAAAATCATTTCGTCTATTGTCAGTGAGTTCAAAAAACTTCCTGGCGAATTGAGAAAACTCGGCAAATTCATTTGGGACGGTCTAATCAACGGCCTAAAAGACGCATGGAGTACCGTTACAAATGGCATCAAGAGTTTCACTGATGGTTTTGTCAACGGTTTCAAGGACGCTCTCGGCATTCACTCCCCTTCTACTGTATTTGCGGAGATTGGCGGTTACATCGTTCAAGGTCTTGCAAACGGCATCAATGCTGCGTCTCCCTATGTTGAACAAGCTATGACCAATCTGGCAAACGTTGTTCAACAGAAGGGCAACGAGATGATTGACTATGGCGCAGACGTTGCAAATGGCTTTGTTGATAACATGGTCAATACGTTTGACGCAAAGTGGAATGAAATCGACAACGGTCTCAAGAGCGACTTCATTGGCACGATTAAGGGCATGATCGATGCGGTCAAGAAAGGCGATATCCAAACCGTCGCTGAAAACACCGCAGCTATCATTTGGAAGGCGATGGGAGAGGAAAACAGAAAACAGGTCAAGTCTTATGCTTCCGACTTGGTTTCCAATCTTACCAGTGCTCTTAAGACCGTTGGTTCCAAAGTATTTTCTTCTGCAAAACTCGTCGGAAAGAACATTTTGGATGGAATCACTTCAAAATTTGGAGAGATTTCCACGCAGGTTGTAGGTCTCGGCAGCAAGATTGCAACGTCTTTTTCCGCTTTGATCGGGCCAATCTCAGCATCCGGCAGGGCAATCAGTATTGGCCTTTCTTCTGGCGTTTTGAGCCAGTTCCCGTCTATCATCGCTGGCATTGCCGGGCTTATCGGTCAAATTGGAGCTGCATTTATGGGCATCTTGCAGACGATCGGCAGCGTCTTGACATCCCTTGGCATCCCAACTGGTGTCATCATGATCGCTGGCGGCGTCGCAATTGCAGCCGCCATTGCAGGAATTGTCGGAACGCTTGTTGGAAAGTACGGAACAAGCTCCAGCCCGTCCGTAGACAATAACTACTCGAGCTACCCTGGCACGAGCGATTATGATTCTGCCAATGGCTCCAATACATCTTCCGGTAGCTATTACCCGAGTTCTTCCGCTAGCGGAGCGAGCCCCGAAGAGCTCCGTAGCGCAGTCCACGACGGGTGCTATAACGCATTCCTTGACATCTTCCAGCGGTACGGAGACGAGCTTACCGGAGGGAAAGAGCTCAAGATTTACCTTGATGGTAAGCAAATCACTGCGTCCGTTGAGAAACGGCAGTCTGAGCGTGGGTTCCAGATTATGGGAAACGAAGTTTACAGCTACTAAGGAGGTTTACGTTTTATGCAATCTCTCGTCACAGTAAATGGCAGAGAGCTGCCTGAGCCTTCCTCCTACGACGCTACAACAAGCACTATAGTCGATTCTGGACGAAACGTACAAGGCAAAGTCGTTGGGTCTGTGGTGCGGCACGATGTTGCGAAGATTTCTCTAAAATGGAATTATCTTACCGCAAGACAGTGGGCGGACGTCATCGGGCCGTTCACCACAAACTTTTACTGCACTGTTCGGTTTTATAACCAAGCAACTGCAAGCTACACGACAAGGCAAATGTATGTTTCCGATAGAACCGCCGGAATGTGGAGGCGTTCCCCGTCCAACGGAAACGTTATGGGATGGGTCGGGACATCCCTTAGCCTGGTTGAAGTTTAAGAGAGGTGATTATTTATGGGCTTTCTGCCTTCCGACAAGTGGCTTGAACAATACGACAAGACACTTGTTCCGGAGATGTTTGTTCGCATCACTTACCACGTCTCTGACGATAAGGCCCAAGCAGACGCCATTGCCAGCTCTTCCAACCAGGCTTTATTCAGCAACACGTTGTCTGTCACAGACCTGGATTCTGCTTCTTTGGCCAATTATGCCACCGGAGAACCTAATTTGTGGGTCCTCGACGGGAGCAAAATTTTGGTCCCAGGTTCAGAGCCATACGAGAACGCTGGGTATTTAAGTATGGATTGTGTTTCTGACACAAACCATCCGATTATCACTTTCTCTTTCAGCAAAACACACACTGAAAGAATCCCCGGAATTACAATCGTGTGGTCGTCCGCTTTAAATGAATATGCAAAATCTTTTAAATTGACGGTTTATAACGGCAGCGAGCTTGTTGCAACAAAACAAGTTGACGGCAACCAGTCTGTTGAATCCTCTGTAGATTTTGAGATTTCCGGATATGATTCAATCACTTTGGAAATTTTAGAGTGGTGCATCCAGGGCCGCAGAGCAAGAGTGGAGCAAGTTGAATTTGGTCTGCGTGTCCAATTTAGCAAAGCGGATTTGCTTTCTTATACGCATGAATCAAAACGCGACCCGATTTCTGGGCAGCTTTCCAAAGATTCCGTTTCGTTTTCTGTTGATAACTCCGAACAACGCTGGAACCCGGTAAATCCAGGTGGACTTTATCGGTATCTTTATGAACGTCAGGAGATTTCAGTTCAGTATGGCATGGACATTGGAGATTCAATCGAATGGATTGATGGAGGGAAGTTCTTTCTTTCTGGATGGACAGTCCCAGCAAATGGCATAACAGCATCGTTTGACGCCAGGGATGCTCTGTCATTCCTCCAGGATTCTATTTATACCGGGCACACAAGCGGAACGCTTTACCAAATGTGCTTTGACGCATTAGAACTTCTGGACGTTTCCGGGATATCTTATGAGATTTCGGAAGAATTGAAAAACTATTCTTGCGACATCCCGTCCGATACTTCTTCTTACAAAAACGCCGATGTTCTTCAGCTTGCTGCGAACGCAGCCGGGATGGCTCTTTACCAATCCAGAGATGGGGTCATTCACATTGAACGTGTTCCTCTTGTTCCAGTCACGAGGTCTGGTATTGAGGAAATATCGCTCTTGAATAGCTTTAAATACCCAGAAATAACGTTTTCGACAAAAATAAAAAACGTATCGTGTAAGGTTGGCGGTGAATCCGTTTTTTATCCAGCCGGAGCTAGTGGGAACGGAGCGACCCAAAGCATCAATAATCCGCTTATATCGAAATCTATATCTTCTAGCGCAAAAAATGCGTTGACCGAAACATACGCACTTCTTTCTAACAGAAGAAAGATAAACCTGGAATTTCGTGCAAGCCCTCATATTGATGCGTTGTCTTTTGTTAGAGCAAACCATCAGTTTGGATATGCATCGAACGTTCTCGTTACGGATGCCAAGTATACCTTTAACGGATGTTTTAAAGGGACGATGGAAGGGTATATGGTGGAAAGCGCGAGTGCCCTTAGACTTGACAAGGGCTCCGTTTTTGTGGCTCCTGGAGAGACCGTTCGTTTAACCGCAACGCTTGTCCCTTCCTCAGAGGATTCCCCAGCAATCGGATGGGAAGCATCTCCTCCCGACGTTGTTTCCATTTCCGTCGTTTCCAACAAAGGCGGCGTTTCTGTTTGCGACATTTCTTTTGTTTCCAGTGGAGATGCCGTAGTCACAGCCTTCGTATCTTCCGTATCTGCAAAGTGTACCGTTATCAGTCAGGCTCCGTCTTTGTCGGATATGCCGGAAGGATCGTCTGTTTACATTCAAGAAAGTGGTGCGGATGTAGAGTTTGTTGTCGCAAAACATGGGTATGAGCCTGGTTTAAATGGTCCGGGGAGAACACTTCTTATCAGGAAAGAACCTCTTGCTGAAACAGTGTGGAACCAGACGCACGTCAATACATACGACGGAAGCTCCATCGACAGGTTGTTGAAGGGAGATTACGCAAACAGATTTAGCGACACCGTCAAGTCCGCAATGGGGCTTACCTCTTTCTATTACACGGTAGGCGGTAGCACTACGGAAATCAGAACGCTTTCTCGCAGTGTTTTTCTCCCGTCTATTTATGAGATGTTTGACCCGGACGACAAAAACGCAGATGTTTATGTAAATGGCAGTAACCCATTTTTCAAAAAAGAAGGTTCTGTACTACCAAAGCAAACCCGAAATGTTTTTGTTCAGTCTTATGATGATTCCGTCAATCGTCCTATCTACAGATGGTCACGCTCCCCTGCATGGCGAGATTTTGATGGAAACCATATCGTGGGCCAACTCGTTGGGACTTACAGTCTTGGAACGTCTAGTGCAGGTAGGATTTTTTTCCTCACAGAGCAGTACAATGCTTGGAGCTCTAACAAGTTCAGCCCTGCTTTCACGCTTCCGTCCACGACTAAAGTCGGCAACGGCAAAAAGATTTTGCTTTAAGGAGGGACTATGGCGATTTGGATTACAGACAGAAGCCAAGACGATGTTGACCGCCTAAAGTTCATTTATGGTAAAGCCGTGAACGGGACCTGGACGGATGAGGAAAAAGCGGAGTGGCTTTCCGGTATGAAAGGGGCTCTTGACTACAGAGATTTTTCGAGAATAGAAACCGGCATATCCGAGCTTGCTTCACTTCTCGGTGCGGACGTAGATGTCAAGACGGACTGGGACATAAACGGGTATCTTACCACGTCAGATGCCACTAGGTGGCTGTCGAATATCGAATCTATTCGTTCTAAAAACTCAGGAGACGCCAAAACTGCGCCGACGCCTACGTCTATGGATAGGCTCGGATTCGAGACAATGAACCAACTTGAAAGCATTTTGTCAGACATAGAATCAATCGCCAAAACTTACGTTACTTTTTCTGGCGAATACATGACTGGGGAGGGTCAATATGGTTTTTGAAGACCGCATCTCAAAATATCCTGGCAGGTGGACGTTAGTCCGTGAGGATGGGTCGTCTGAAGTTGTAACGCTCGTCCGAAACGACGAACCCATAAAGGACGGCACACCGATCAACGCATCCACTTTAAATGAGCTGAGTACAGTTGCAGGTGCCATCAACGCAAAAGAGGAAGCCGTTTCTGCGGCAAATTCCGCTGCGGAAGAACGTGCAAAAGCAGAACAGGCTGCAAAAAATGCCGCAAAAGATGTTTCTGCAATTGTAAAAGCAGACTCTGAAAATGCAGCTTTGTCTGCTGCTGCTGCCAAGACAAGCGAAACCAATTCAAAGCGTTCGGAATCTCAGTCTGCTACTTATTTGCAGGGCACAAAAGAATACTTTGAGCAGGTCCGCACCATCACCATCGGTGCACAGGGGTGGTACGCCACGCCGGAAGCTCTGAAAGCCGCTGTTCCCATAGGCGAAAATGGCTGGTGGGCAGTCGTTGGTACTACGGACACCATTTGGACGTGGGACAATGATACAAAATCGTGGAAAGACAGTATTCAAAAGGCCGATCTTTCCGACTACTACACCAAAGCCCAGGCCGACGCCAAATTCGGCACGCCGTACAGCCTGCCCGCAGCTACGGTCAGCACGCTGGGCGGCGTGAAGGTGGGCGACTATCTGGACATCGCCCCGGACGGCACCCTCAGCGCCAAAACGCTCAATGACAAGATTGCTGCCGCCGTGGCGGTAAAGTCGGAGCCCCGGCTGGTGTGGAATCACTACGAAGAAACCGGAAAAAGGTGGAAGACCTACGATATCAAAATGCCAGACGGTCTGGACTACGTGCACGTCAAGACGAAATATAACAGCCCTACCGGCGGGTACGGCGAGGAAGTAGACATTGCAAAAGGCGGCACCGCCAATCATAACTACGGAAATGGCACTGGAATTTTCGCATCCAACACGACTTTCCGGACAGACGGGACCCTGCACTTTGCAACAGAAACGTCGACCGGCGGCTACACCGTAGAGATCTGGCTCACCGGCTACCACTATCCCACCCTTGCCGAACTGCTGACCGAGACCCAGGCCGCGCAGGCGGACACGGATGCCCTGGCGGTAGATCATGAATACCGCGTCGCCCTGCTGGAACTGGGGATGACCGACGACACCACCACTGACACCACCACATAAGGAGGTAAAAACTATGTTGTATCGTATCTGTAAACGCCTGATCGAGCGCGGCCAGACCGCTGGCCTTGCGGAAAAAATTGATGTTTTTTACGCACTCGGCCGCATCACCGAGGCCGAGTACAAAGAGCTGACCGAGCTGCTGGCCTAGCAGGAAACCGCCCATGGCACTTAATGCCTACTCTTGGACATTGGAGGTGATTGCAATAAACAACACATTTTTGACCGCACTTTTCAACTTTTTGAGCCGGTTCTTTGCCGCTTTGGCGGAAGAACAGGCAGAACAGGAGGACACGATGGCGTCTGTGACCGAGTGGACGGGAGCACCGCCCTACCGCTACATCGACGTAAGCCGGTATCAGGGCAACATTACACTGGAGGGCTGGAAGAAGGTCAAGGCCGCTGGCTATCAGGGCGTCATGCTCAAGACCGTCAGCACAAACCGCAGGCTATCCAAGCGAGCAGACGGCCTGTACATCGACCCGACCTTTGAAACAAACTACCGCAACGCAAAGGCGGCAGGTCTGGCGGTGGGCGTGTATTACTACACCTACGCCACCAGCAAGGCAATGGCCGATGCAGAGCTTTCCCTGCTGGCTGACGCCCTGCGTGGCAAGACGCTGGAAATGCCTGTGGCAGTGGACGTGGAGGACAACAAATTCAGGGTTCTTGGCAAGCAGACGCTGACCGACCTGACAGCCTACGCCCTGAAAAAGGTGGAAGACATGGGCTTTTATGCCCAGCTCTATACCTACACCAGCTTTGCTAAGACACGCCTGTATATGGGCGGTGCTGCCCTCAGCCCCTACGACGTGTGGCTGGCCGACTACACAGGAAAGACACCTGCCGTGACCTTTGCCTACAACGCACACCAGCACACCAGCAAGGGCAGCGTTCCTGGTATTTCCGGTCACGTTGATCTCAATGTGACCACACGCAACTACCCGAAGATCATTTGCAAGAAGGGCCTGACCCGTCTCCGGGAGGGCGCATGACCAAAGAGCAGGCAATCTTGTGGGTGGCTAGCATCCTTGGCAGCGTGTGCGCTGGCGCTATCACGGTGGACAAGGTGCTGGAAATCATCCATAAGTACATCAAAAAGGCCGGAGCACCGGACGAGGCGCAAAACAAGCGGCTTGACGACCTTGACCGGCGCGTTGGCGCACTGGAAACCGGCTATACCCAGCACACAGCGGCACTTTCCCGCGATTTGAGCCGCTTTGGAGACATCGACGAAGTGAACCGCCTGACCCTGCAGGCCGTGCGTGCCTTGCTGGAAGCGCAGCTCACCGGAAATAACGTTCAGACCATGCAGAAAAGCAAGGCCGACATTGACAACTATTTGACAGAAGGAGTAACGAAACATGGCAGCAATTCTTAATTTCATCCCCACCCCCGTCGCAATCGCTCTCATCATCGTCGGCTTTGTGGCTCTGGCGGTCGGCGCTATCCGCATGGGCTATAAGCAGCTGGTCAAAGATCTGGCCTATGACCTCGTGTGCAAGGCCGAAGACAGCATCATGGGCAGCGGCCAGGGCGCAAAGAAAAAGAAGCAGGTCTTTGACGCGCTGCGTGCGGCCTGCCCTGCATGGCTGAAGCCTATCATCACGGATGAAGTGCTTGACGCAGTGATTGAAAAGGCCGTAAGCCTGATGAAAAAGGCACTGGCAGAAAAGAAGCCTGCTATCAACAAGGAGTAACCCATGATTGAGTTAAGCGTATCTCTTGCATCTTCCGGCGTGGTCAAAGTGCCCGGCTATGAGCAGCTGGTGCGCTTTGGCTACACCAAGAATCAGGGCGTGTACCGCCTGCACATCGATGCAACCGGTGAGTGGGAAGGGCTGGCTATCCGCTGCTTCTGGCACGTGCCGGACGGCAAAGACCCGGCGTCCTCGCTGGTGGTGGACGGCTCTGTGGCCGTGCCCGCCAGCGTGACCGCCCAACCCGGCAATGGCTGCATCACCTTTGAGGGAAGCGACGGCACCCGCACGGTGACAAGTGCAGATCTGCGCTACCGTGTGGCTGCCAACTCCGGCACGGAGGACGGCACAGAGCCGGAGCCGGGCACCCCTGCCTGGCAGGAGCTGGTGGGGGCCGTTCACACCGATGCCACCGCCGCAGAGCAAGCCAAGACCGATGCACAGACAGCAGCACAGCAGGCTGCCACCAGTGCTGGCAATGCAGCCCAGAGCGCTCAGGAAGCCGCTGACAGCTTACAGGAGCTGAAGGACGGCATTGCCGCTGGTGACTTCAAAGGCGAGAAAGGCGACACTGGTCCCATCGGTCCGGTCGGCCCGCAGGGTGAGACAGGCCCACAAGGCCCCACTGGTGCTACCGGAGCCACTGGCCCTCAGGGTGAAACTGGCCCTCGTGGTGAACAGGGGCCGCGGGGCGAGAAGGGCGAGACCGGTGAGGTGGGCCCTGCTGGCGCACCCGGCAAAGACGCCACCGTGGACGCCACCCTGACCCAGAGCGGCAAGGCAGCTGACGCTAAAGTGACCGGCGACGAGCTGGCAAGAAAAGCCGTCATAGATGACACCACAGTCGGCACCGACGCATGGAGCGCAAAGCACCTTGTGGACATGCTCTGCCCGCCCATCTCTGAGACCGGCAACCCAATGGTGTGCTATCCTGTGGCGGGATATCCGTTGGGATGCAAGGTGAGTTGGGAGCCGACGCAGCAGGGCGAAGGAACGCCGTACCCGGCAGGTGGCGGACCTAACCTGCTGGATATATCTCAATGTACGGCTACAGTAGGTAAGCCTTATGGTGTGACTATAACGATTGAGGGCGATGTATTTAAGGTTAGCGGTGTGCCGTCAAGCGAGGTGACGGAGGAGGGCCAATACTCGTTTGCCGTTGCCTCGTGCACTCAAACCGAACTGCGCGGGAAGGGCTATAAAATCACCCCGTTTGCGTTAAAGGGGGATGTATCATCTGCGTGGGGACTGCGCACAGAAGATGAAGATAGCCTTTCTATAGCCGCTAAACTGACGCCCGGCGTGAATACCGACATACAGCTTAGGCTAATGGTGTCCAAAGATACACCAGCCGCCTATGCACCCTACGAAAACATCCGGCCAATTTCCGGGCGGGATGCGGTGAAAGTGGAGCGGTGCGGGGAAAATCTGCTGGACGAAGCGCGTTTTCCAATCTCTAAAACTAAAAATCATCTTATGATAACCTCTAAAATGACGTTGCCTGCCGGAACTTACACGGTTTGCATTTTGTCAGTGGCAAATGGAGTCTACGCAGACGGAGCTGACGTTAACCATACATATGACTCCAATAAGCACACATTCACACTTGCTAGACCGACCGCAGTACAGTTAAAAGCGTACTGGATAAACGAACGGCCTGAAAAGGATGAACATATTTGGCTTGTCAAAGGCAATGAATGGAGAGCCTACACACCTTACATCGGCCAAACCGCCACCCTGACCCTACCCCGCACCATCTACGGCGGTACGGTGGATGCAGTGACGGGAGATGGGCAGGAGACGTGGGGCACGGAAACTATAAGTAGAATTGCATCAATAGACGAACTTACTTCTGTGGTGCGGTGCGCAGCCACGTTATTGCAAAAGTCTGTCACTGCAAAATCTGGCTCAGCTATTAGCAACTGGCTCGGAGAATATGTATCTTATGTAGAAGATAAAGAATCATTTTATACCAACCAGACACAGATTTATATCAAAATCTCAAAAACGCGGCTTTCGTCTTTCAACGTTGCCGGAGTTAATGCGTATTTATCAGAGCATCCTCTCACCGTATGCTACAAGCTGGCAGCGCCCACTCCTTTCGCCGCAACCGGCGCACGGCCTATTCCCGCTCTGAGCGGCGTGAACACCCTGATGACCGACGCTGACAGCATGACGGTGACCGGCAGAGCGGACCCCATCAAGCGCATCATTGACCTTGAGGATGCTGTGGCATCAATGACCAACACATAAGGAGGTACATACATATGGCAATCAAAAGCAAATCTCGCCATGACCTGACCCTGCGCTCCATCAAGCGGGAAATTGCAGCAGGACGCGATGTTGCGTTCTGGCTGGATAAAGCATATATGCACTACGACAACGGACTGCTGACCGCAGATGACATTGCAGAGGTGGAGCAGCTGGCGCAGGCGTACTACGATGCACTGGATGCGGAGGACAAGGCGACCGCTGAGGAAATCACACTGTAAGGAGGATATCATGGCAAGCACTACATACCGCCATCTCGGTGACGTCACCGGGATGTTCGCCGCACAAGAACAATTTCGTGACATCACGAAAATGGTGACAAAACGTCACCAGTTTGCCGTGCTTGGCAATATGGTGCGCAACGCGGGACAGCTCCCGCAGCCCTTCTGGCTCGGTGCTGCCTGTGGCGGCGGCTCGTGTAGTGCTGCCCGCTGCGCTGCAAAGGCTTGACCGACAGCAGATGACCGCCGCAATCAAAAGCGCACCGCTTGGGAGGGTAGACCGAAAGATAGCTCTTTTACGGTACGTTGAGCGGCTCCCGCTGCCGGACATTGCAGCACAGACGCATTACAGCCGGACGGCGGTAGGCTACCGGCTGAAAAGCATTGACAAAATGCTTGGATAAGCAAATCCCCCGGTGTTCCATTTGGAGCATCGGGGGATTTTATTTTTTCAAGCGCTCATGCGGATTTTTCCGTATGGGCGCTTTTCTTTTTTGTCCTTCGTTGTGCGTTCGTTGCCTCTCGTTTTCTACCGATGGAGTACACTGGGAGCACAAGGAGGGATGTTTTATGAGCTATTATCCGACACCCGGAGTGCCCTACGTTCCGCAGCAACCTGTCAATCCTTACGGTGGTATGGGCACAGTAGGGCTTGCCGCTCCCCTGCCAAATACGCAGATGCAACAGGCACAACCGCAGCGTCCGCAGCCGATGAATGGGCAACAGCCTGTTCAGCAGTCGGCACAAGATGGCGGCTGGTTGCTTGGCAGACCTGTTTCCAGCAGGGAGGAATTTCTGGCGATACCATCTGACCTATACGGAAGACCAACCTACTGCCCGGATTTGCGCAGCGGTGTGATCTACTGCAAGCGTCTCAACCCGGACACCTGCGAATCCTATGTGCAGGAGTTCTACAGCCCGGAAGCATGGCGGCAGATGCAAGCACAACGGGCACAGCAGACCGCTGCACCGACACAGCAGTATGTGCCTATTGAGCAGTACAACGCCCTCGTGCACCGACTGGATGAGCTGGAAAAGTGGCAGAAGAGCTTTTCTAAGCCCACTGCCGCAGCGAAGAAAGGAGAATAAGCGATGTCCTCTCCGTTTGATATGATTACTCACAGCCCTATCATGCAGCTTGCAAATCTGGCTCGTGCCGGGCAGAACCCGATGGGGCTTATCCAGCAGTTGGGTGGGCAGAGCGCACCCATCATGCAGGGGCTGAACTTGATTCAGGGCAAAAACGAAGCGCAGCTCCGAACGATGGCGCAGAACCTTGCCAAAGAGCGTGGAATTGACCTGAACCAGCTGGCAAGCGTCCTGAATCTGACGCTTCCCCGATAACGCGTCCCTCTAAGCGAAACGCTTCTCAGTTTTGCGGACTTGACAAAAACCGCATTTGTTTGGCTTCGCCCATCGCATACGGCGGTGGGATAGCATAACGCAAAACGAAAGGAGTTTTGTTATGGACGATTTTGCAACTGGCTATCTGGCCGGGCAGGACGGCGGCAATAACAACGGCGGATTCTTCGGCAACGAAGGTCTGTGGGCAGTTATCATCCTCGCTATCATCTTCGGCTGGGGCACAAACGGCTATGGCCGGAACGGCGGTGACAACGGCATGAACGCCTACATCCCCTATCTGGTCGGCACTGGCGCAACCGGGCAGGGCGGTGCAGACACCCGCGCGGCTCTGTCTGAGGGCTTCTACCAGCAGGATACCTCCCGCTCTCTGGCGGGCATCCAGAGCGGTATCTGCTCTCTGGGCTATGACCAGCTGGCACAGATGAACGGCGTCAACACCAACATCGCAAACGGCTTTGCTGGTGTGAACAGCGCCATCTGTCAGCTTGGCTACCAGAACGCACAGCTCGTGAATGGTCTGGAACGTAGCGTGTCCAACGGCGACAACGCCATTAACCTTGCCATCATGCAGGAGGGCAACGCACGGCAGGCCGGTCAGACCGCACTTGCCACGCAGCTGGCATCTTGCTGCTGCGAGAACAAGCAGCTCATCGGCGACCTGAAGTACACCATCGCAACGGAGGACTGCGCTACCCGTCAGGCTATCGCAGACAACGCCCGCGCAGTTATCGACAACTGCAACGCCAACTTCCGCAGCATGATGGACTACTTCACGCAGGATAAGATCGCCACTCTGACTGCTGAGAACCAGAACCTGAAGTTCGCCGCTTCCCAGGATCGTCAGAATGCGCTTCTGACCACCGTGATGTCCCAGCAGACTGATACCATCCTGAACCGGGTCAATCCTCGTCCGATTCCCGCTTATCAGGTAGCAAACCCCAACGTGGGCGTGAACTGCTGCGGCTGCTGCTAACCAACACACTCCCCGATAACACCGGGTGAACCATCGGGGCAGGGGTAAGACACCTCTGCCCCTGATTTTTTAGGAGGAAAACACTATGGCTTGCAAAACAAGCTGCAAACTCTGCCCCCATCTGGTTCTGAGCCAGTCTGTGACGTTTGCCAATGACACGCTGACCATCAACATCCCTGCTGGCGCATACCAGAACGGAGAGAAGTATTGTATCGTGGTTGCTCAGAGCTTGCCGGACACGACCACCATCAACGCCCCTGTGGTCATTACCATCGGCGCTGGCACGACCGCATACCCTCTGACTGACTGCAACTGCGCTCAGGCGACCGCCGAGAGCATCCACACCCGCACCCGCTACGCTACCCGTGTGGCAACGTCTGCGACCGGCACCGGCACGTTCAAGTATCTTGGCTGCTTCTGCCGCTCTCACGCCGGTGCGCCTGCGTCCATTTCTTGAGGAGGTATAGATTATGGGCAAGACTAATTTTCGCCGCATGATGATGCTCCGCGACCACGACAAAGACCGTGAGCCGGAACGTGACCGCCTTGAGGAAGAGCGTGACCGCAGGGAGCGTGAGCTGGAACGCCGTTTGCGCAAGCTGGAAGACGGCAATGACCGCCATCCTTACTATCCGCAGGAGGAGAACCGCTACATCGACCCCTACCCTATCCCCCGCTACCCTGACGTAGAGTATGGGCGCAGGATGCCGCAGATTGGCTTCTCGCAGAGCGGTGACTGGGATAAACGGTCTGGACAGTACGAACGTGGCGGTGCAGACAGCCGCTCCATCAAGATGCCTCGCCATCACCTCACCCACGATGAAGCGGAGGAATGGTGCGACAACATGGTGAACGCTGACGGCACAAAGGGTTGTCACTGGACGCTGGAACAGACGCAGGACGTTGCGAAACAGCGCAACATCAACTGTGACCCGAACGATTTCTGGGCTGTCATGAACATGATGTACTCGGATTATTGTCAGGTCGCAAAGCGTCAGTCCGTTGACACTCCGGGCTTCTACGCTGACATGGCAAAGGCGTTCCTTGAGGACGTAGATGCCGCAGATGGCAAGGCATATCTCTACTGGGATTGCATTGCTGATAAGTAAAACAGAACCCCTGTGTAGTTTTTAATGGCTACACAGGGGTTTGCTATTGGAAAAGCTAGGCGGGGTGACGGTTCCGGCATCTCCTAACGATGGGCGATAGCTGCCTGTTCTATCCTCTAGCGTTTTCCTTATTCCCAAAGTACGGATTCGGCTTTTATGTCAAATAGGTCTTGCGGATGAAATACAAGGCTCTTATCAAGCTCAACTATGCCAACGATGGAGAATTTGCCGGGAACTTCTCGCTCGATTTTAGCTTTTGCTTCATCCTTGTCATTCGCAAACAACACGAACGGAGCTTGGAAGTGCCTGCATTTTTCGTCATCGTCGTATTGGATTTTTACCCAATAGAAGTTTTCGTCCCCTACTTCTTTCGGTGTTAAGTGTTTTTTGACACTTGAGACATCGTAAGTGCAATACCCGATACACTGCGGGTTTCCGTATTTCTCCATAAAATTGTCGTTCCCAATACGAGTTGCCAAAACCATGTGAACGTCTTTCCAACCAACACGGTCATCATTGACCGGCTTATCGTCCATAACAATATCATCAGGGTCTATCACTTTCTTGCCAATCGCCAAATTCCAATTATTTGCAATATAATGTGTCATCTGATACCAGTTGTCAAATGTTTTTACTTCTTTCATGGCATCTTCCAAAGAGCCACGATGAGGTCTATAAACAATCATACGTCAATCCTCCAAGAAATCTTCTTGATTCAGAACTTGATTTACAATTCGTTCTGTACATTCTTTGATAACTGTAGATGCGGGGACATTATCTTCATAAGCTATGTTTTCATATTGCGCTCCTGCATACTCAAAGAACCTTTTAGAAAGTATTTCTGCATCCGCACGGCATAACGGCTTTAATTCGTATTGCAACGGAAATCTTCTTATAAGTGCAGGGTCAAGCCTATCAAATCGGTTTGTCGTTCCGATAATAATCACGTTGTTTGGCAATCTGTCCATTTCCTGCATAATCGCAATAACCACACGGTTCATTTCCCCAACGTCATCTTTTTGCCCACGAGCCATTCCGACCGCATCTATTTCATCAAAACAAAGAACGCAAGGAGCAGTTCTCACATAATCAAAAATTCTTGCAAGGTTAGATTGTGTTTGCCCCAAGTGCGAATCAACTAGACTTGAAAATTGAATCCTCAAAAAAGGAAGTTTTGCTTTATGCGCGATATACCTAGCCAGCATGGTTTTCCCGCATCCACTTTGCCCATAAAGCATCAATGCTGGCAAATAAGGAATGCCCATTTCGTTCAATTTTTCAGATGCTCGATAAATAGCAACGATTTTCTGCGTTATACTTTTTTCTTCGTCCCTAAGAAGGAATCTTGCTTCTGAAAATTCTTCTGTATCCTCTGCGATCAAAAGATTCTGTAAGTTGTATGGCAATTCAATAAATTCTCTTTTGCTTTCCAACTTGCGAAACATATTTTCTTTGAACTGCTCATCTTTTTTTGATGATATAGAATCCAAAATGATTTTAACGGCTTTTTGCGCGTTTCGCATATCGCCATCGCAAACAAATCGAATAAGGCGTCGCTCACTATCATTCATCTAAGAAATCCTCCAACTCAATCTTCCCCTCTGCCGCCGCAACCGCCAGAGCGTAAACGAACTGTCCAATCGTCATTCCGTGCCGCCTTGCTTCACGGTTAATGTACTTGCGCTCTTCCTCGCTCATAAGGATGGTAATGCGCTTGGAGCGCTTGCCATCGCCACTTGCAACGCCTTGATGCGATTCCGGCATCGGGATTTTTTTCTTTGTCAATCCAGCTTCAGCTAACGCACCAGGAACATCACCTTGTTCGATAAGACGTTGAACTTCCTTTGCCTGTTTCAGCTTCTTCGGCTTACTTTCGCTGACTATAGCATTGTTCGGCTGTGTTTCGCTGTCTTTGGCTTGCTTCGGCTTAATACTGCTTAACTGTGCTTCATTAGGCCGTGTACGGCTGTCTGTGGCTTCACTAGGCTTAATCTGTGCTTGTTCGGCTTCGTTCGGCTTTGCTTGGCTTACTTCTTCTTCCTTTGGCTCACTTCGGCTTAATGTCTGTTCCGAAAAAATAGGCTGGAAATCAAACCCGCCAAGCAAGCCTGTGGATTTTTTGCTGGTTGATTTCATTCCTCTTCCTCCCAATCTTCATCTTCGAGGTCTGGTACAGCCGGTAAAGACTTCCAATGTGTAATGTTGTGCAATTTCCCATCTTTGCCTATCCACTTTTTAAGACCTCTTTCGTATCTTACGATTTCTACATCGTATTCGTCTTCACTAAATCCAATAACGTATTTGTTTGATTCATTTGGAAGTTTGTGCTTCGACTGCGCCCACTGATTCTCGGAAAGCTTTTCTTTCAGTTTTTCACAGTATTTTTCAGCGAGGTATTGCTGAGAATTATATGCAAGCTCTTTTTCTTCATCCGACAATTCATTAAATGAAACACCAAGATCTAAGAAATAAACCCGTCTTATATCTTCGATGCACGTCATTCCTACAAGGTGCGGGTATATATCATTCATTTTTATCCCCCTCTACAATTTTTTGCGCCAACGCCTTGAAATCCTCTGCGCTGGTACTCTTTGCCGTGTCGCCGCTAAACAGGCTGTGCCGCTCTGCCTGAGCCTTGCGAACGCCCATAGACGGTCTAATCTTCACATCCAGCAGGGTTGTTCCCATGCTCTGTGCAATCACAGGAAGCTGCTCTACAACCTCTTTGGACAGGTTCTCTCGGCTCTTATACTGGTTCAGAAGCAGACCTTCAATCTTCAAAGTCGGGTTAAAGTATCTGCGCACATCGCCGATGGTCTGCGAAAGCTGGCTCAAACCAGCCAGTGCGTATCGGTCTGCTGTGATGGGCACGATGATGCTGTTGGCTGCGATCAGAGCGTTCACAAGTGCAAGACCGAGCTGCGGAGGAGTGTCCAGAACGATGTAATCGTACTGTGCAGACATGGATTCCAGTGCTTCACGCAGCCGAAAGTTCTTGCCCATGTCCCGGACAAGTTGTTCGTCAATGTCCTTCAATGCGCTGTCGGACGGAAGAATGTCACCAGCTTCACAGTGCTGGATTCCTTCTTCTACCGTGCCCTGCCGGGTCATTACATCGAACAGGGTACATACATCCTCTGTCTGTGCGCCGTAGGTGTCCGTTGCGTTGCACTGGGCGTCGCAGTCCACCAGCAGAACTTTCTTGCCAAGCAACTGCAACGCACCAGCCAGACAGGTGCTTGTGGTAGTCTTTCCTGTGCCGCCCTTCTGGTTAGCGACAGCTATGATTTTTCCCATTTTATCACTCTTTCTTTATTCTTTCGGTGGTTCTGGTAAAGGCATCCAATGTGTCACGTTGCAAGGAAGTTCGCTCCCCGTTTCCAACCAATACCCATCGGATGACATGAATCCAAACATCATATCTGACGCATCGTCAAAAACAAGAACAGGCTCGCCAATAGATGGAAGCTCGTCTTTCACATTAATCCACACCGGGTATGTGTCAGGCACATCAAAGCTATCTGCATCAATAGAATCAAGACAAGTTCCGATACCACAAAGATACTCTCCATCATTCGGTCGGTGAAGTGCTTCCACTTCGTTGTAGTGGTTTTGCAGATAATCTCTTAGCTTGTCTGCATCAATCAGTCTCATACCTTCTCCTTTCTGCATCATCTGCTCAATGTGCTACATCTGACTACTCAAGATAATCGAAACCGAATGTCGCAAACTTGCTTAACTGAGAATCTTTGATAACCGTCCGAAGGTAAGCTTCTGGCACTTCAACATCCGGTTTGTCCTTTACGGCTTGCTCGTATGCGCCCTGCACAATGTTCACAACAGCATCCTTCTTCTTGTCTTTGCGGATATTCGGGTATTCAGATTTTATTCGCCTTGCAACAGACCTTGCAATGCTTGCACACTGCTTTTCGTCAACGCCCGGCATCAGGCTTGCCCAGTCAACATCTTCGTATGCGCCGTTTCTAGGGCTTTTTACAGGCTTTTCGTTGTCAGAGACGTCTCTTAATGGGGTTGTCTCAATCTCGCTGGATTCGGCATCTATGACCGGCTCAGAGCGTTTTATCTTTACGTCAAAGATAATCGATACTATTCTGTGCCCAACAGTCCGTTTTTTATACGACACAGAAATGTCGGATATTTCATTGATTTCAGCAACAGCGACATCCAATACTTTTGCTCTAAAAAATTTGAACTGGTCATAACTGCTTGCTGTCGCACCAAGTTGCTCTTTCAGCTTCTTGATGCTGATTTCATGCCCCTTCGAACCCATGTTCATCCAGTCCCGAAGAATCGAATAGAGCAAGATGCTATACTGAGACTTCATACTTGCCGTGTATCGCAAACGATACCGAACATACCCTTTTTCTGCAATATCAAAGAACACTGGTTGCAACAGAGGGTTACATCTGATCGAGACCATGTATGTAAAACATTCAGGGTCGAACCGAATCTGCGCCATAGCAAACAGGGTGTACAGAGTGTATTCGTCCTTCCCTTCAAGAGGGACGGCTACTGTGTTCTCAATGAAGTGCCTAAGCTGTTGCTTCAAATCTTTACTGTTCAGACGGATACCCAAAAAGTCGCAGTATTCTTTCAGCGTGAACTGAACAGTTGCACTTTCAGGGTCGCGAGGGTTGATTCTTGACAAGTATACTTCCAGCAGACGAAGTTCTCCAGCGGTATAGTCCCTGAACTTTGCCCACACAAGAGCCTTGCTCTTTTCCACGAGATTGTTCATTGACAAGTCTCCCAAGTTCTCACATCCTTCCCACTTGTTGATACCAGTATATCACAGTATGGTTGAATTATCAAGTGTTCATTTCTACCATCATGCAGATTTTTTATACCTGTCCGTGCAGATTTTGTATACCTCTATGCAGTTTTAATATACCTTCGTGCAGATTTGGTATACCTCCTTACATATATTAAACAAGATACTAAACAAGAGAGATAAATAACATCTACTAAATAGCAAAGAAGCAGACACTTTTCAACACACACGTCTTGAATTTTCAAATCTTGTTGAAAACAACAGCATCCAAAGCCAATAAATGCAAGCAAGAAGCAAGCCGAGAGGCGCACCATCTACGGGTAGGTGCATTAAACGAGGACAAAAAGTGGATGGAAAGGTATACAAAAACTGCACGGAGCATTCTTTCGATAGCGATTTTATTGCGCAAAATACAAATATACGATAATACGTTATTATTGCGCAATCATGTTCAACTATGCGTACACCATGTATGAACTAAAGGTATACTAAATCTGCATGAAATGGAACAAATGTGCGCAAAATTAAACGTGTTTACGTTGTTAGTATTTTATAACGTGTACAAAAAGTGGATGAAAAACTTTTAAGCCAGTGTTATGGGGGACGGATTGACGAACCACTCAATCGCAAACAACAAATTAACGCTAATCCGTCATTTATTCCGTGCGAATGTTGTCGATTTACAGCCTATGGGGGACGGATTGACAAGGTAAATTTAACCGATAGGTGTACAAAAAGTGGACAAAATGTCCCTTAAAAACTGCGATAATTCGACAATCAGCGCAAAATGTTTTCTTCGTTGATGGTATAAGAATCGTTTCGCTTCATGGCCGCAGCTTCCCCACAGTCCTGCGCCTGATATAAAATCTGCATATTGGGTTGTGTTCCGTCTGGGTCTGGGTCGGTTTTGGTGGCCTGTGCCATTTCATAATGACCTGTGACGGTGCGGCAGACGGACACGCGATCACGCAAAGTCGTGTGAAGGTTGGCTACCATTTCGCACAGAACGGCAAGGTAATCTGAGCCGTGATTGCCATAAATCAGATAGCACAGCAAGTCAATTTCTTGTGGATGGGCTTCTTTGATATGCTCTATCAGCGCATCTCTCTTTCTCTCGGTGCTGGCATCGCCAGCCAGGCTTTCCAATAATCCGGGATGCAAACAAGTGTCTATGTACGGCTTGGCCGCAACACCGCAGCACACAAACCATTTTATGATAGTAGAAGCATCTGGGGTCATTGTCCCTTGCTCATAACGAAAAATGGATGTTCGGCCTATACCCATTTTGTTCGCAAGCTTCTGTTGGCTAAGTCCGGATTCTGCTCTTGCCATCTCTAACGCTTTTGCCACTCGTATCCTATAATCATCCATAAATACCCCTCTTTCGACAAAATGATACAAAAGCAAAGAAATTCAACTGATATATTGTTCAAAACGTGAAACAATAATTGAAAAAATTCGCTGTTTCATTGAAACAGCGAGATGTGGTATAACTGTATTGTCAAAAAATTCCAAATAGAAAGGAAACACAAAATGAAAGAAACTGCAATCTGGAACCATGAACGTATGCCAATCATCGACGGAATGCCTGCCAGCGTTCCCGATGGGGAGCCACACACACCTGAACCGTGGGAGGAAAACGAATGAACCGAACCGTAGATGCTCTAATTATTCCATACGCTCGCAGACGGACGCTGGAGCTTGTCCTGAGCCTTTCTGGATACGAAGCTGATAAAGATGCTTACCTCGAAGCGAAAGGCATCCTGGAACGTGCCGTAGCCGCCTTAGACGATGGACGCGACCCGGCAGATAACATCGAACGCATTGACGGACAGCTCGTAGAGCCGTGATTGGAGGAAAGATGGATAGGCGTTGTCCCTTTTGACTTGAACGCTCGTGGCTTCCCCGATGCAAAGTAACGGATGTGAAAAAAACGTTCGATTTTTTGCGAAGTTGTTCAAATTATATTGACTACACAACCAAAAGATGTATAATCATATCAAATGAACATCTGCACTTACCGATCGGGAGGGTATGCTACAATGAGCGAACAAGAAAGAGCTAAGATTGACCGATTTATTGCATGGCTACTAGAACATCCTGAAAAGATTCCAGCAGCGGAGCAAGCCCTAGACCTAGAATAACAGAAAACCCCTTGCGCAGAGCTACACCAGCCCGGCACAAGGGGTTTTTATTTTACCGGGTCAGAACCAGTCCCTCACATCTTCTCGATTAGGTTCATCAGCGCTTCACGCTGCGCTGTCGGCATAGATTCAAGTTTTTTTCTAATCCGCTCCACTGCTGCATCGACTTCGCTTTGCGGCTGTTGGGGCGGGTTTTCTTTTTGTTCGCCAGTGAGAAGGTAGTCTACCGATACGTTGAAGTAGGCTGCAATTTTAGAAAGAACCTCTGCGGACAGGCTCTTAGTTCTCCCGGCTTTCAATTCGGAAAGAAAACTACGGCGAATCCCGATGTTGGCACAAAGGGTTCCGTCTTTGATGCCCTCTTTTTCGCAGAGTGCATGGATGTTGCTGTACAAGTCCGACATAAGAACACTCCCATATTTGTGCAAGTATACAAATGCACAGAATTTTGTACAAAAGAGTTGACTTGTACAGATGCCTGTACTATAATACAGACATGGGCAGTACAGAACGCTGTACAATATGAACTCTCTACGCCCTTATATTAGTACAGTTTTCCGTACTTGTCAATAGATTTTAGCAAATGGAGGTGGAATTTTGAAAGAAAACTTCCGTTCCGGCTTTGAACTGGAAGTGAAGATGAAGCTGTTACAGCGAGGTATGAAGCAAACGGAGCTGATTCAGGCGGTTCAAAGCGATACTGGATTATTCCTTGATGATTCATACCTCTACAAGATTCTTCGTGGTGAGCGAAAGCCGGAGAAGATTATCCGGAGCATCTGCAAGATTCTGGAGATTGAGCAGAAGGAGGGATGAACATGGAACAGATTTTGACATTGAAGGTAGACCTCGAACACCCGGACGACGCGAAGTTCGCCATTGACAAGGCTGTGGAAGCCTACGAGCAGAACAAAAAGCACTGGGACGCTTTTGAACTCAACGAAGCAAAAAGCAAAGCACGAGATATTTTGTACGGCCTGTGCAACGATGGTTGCAGCATGATCTGGACGGTCGCCGATGGCACTGTTGGGTTGACGATCTGGAACGGTTTCAGAGACCTTGGCGTTGGTCAGTGCTATATGACCGAAGAAGGGCTGCATGATATCTGGGTCGAAAGGCTGGTTGCGCTGTGCATTGCCACAGGTCGGGAAGTCCCGAAGTTCATCACAGACAAGGCTGGTGAGTGTTGGTGACGAATTTTCGCAGGGCGCAAAGCCGCAAGCGCAGGCTGAAGCTGGCAATGGCTACTGGCGTGTCTCGAAACGATGCTAACAAGGTGATTTGGATGGAGAAGACCATCAATCAGTGCTTTGAACGCCACAATCGGGAAACTAGACTGAAAGAGGAGATACAGCGTGGAAGAAAAGTACTGTGAGCGCTGCGGTCTGTATCTTGGAGTGGTCAGATCGGCAAGAAAGTACTGCTCAGAATGCAAGCGCAAGGTTGACAAAGAACGTGACAGGGAGCGCAAGAAGGCAGCGCAAGAAAAAAAGAAGCCGGAAAAGACGTTTCCATCCATCGGAGAAGTGCAAGCCCTTGCGGACAAGCTGGGAAAGCATTACGGCGAGGTGTCGCAGATGCTCGCAACAGGGGAGCTGACCTATGAACGGTAAGTATTACGGAAAGCGGGAAATTCGCTGGCACAGCCGGGAGAAAGACCGGCTGGAACGCATCCAACGTAAGCGAAGGATGGCAAACGATGAAGAAAGCAATAAGCAACTTCAACAAAAGCAGTCCGTGGCAGAAACGCTGGAAAGAGCGTGAACCTTTAAGACTGAAACATATCGAGAAAGAAAGAGTGAGCAAAAATGAAAAAAATCAAGGTAAGAATCACATTCACCGAAGCAGTTCTCGGCACATGGCCTAGCAATCAGAACATTGCACGCGAGTTCATCGCCAGCAAGTCCCCGGATGCAAATACCATCGAGGACGAGGTTGCTGCTCTGGGCGCTGATGCTGTGGCAGATAAGGGCATGACCGTGTTCCCTCGCAACGAAAACGGCGAACCCATCTTGTATGACTACCAGATCAAGGGCTTCTTCAAGGATTCTTGCGGTATGCTGGGTCGTATCGGCGGCAAGACTGAGGCCGGAAAAAAGAAAGCCGTGAATGAATCCGGCAAGCTGACGGCCTACAAGAAGGTCATTGATGGTCTTATTTTCGTGTCTCCCCGCATGATTCCCATTCATGTGAACGGCGAGATTACCGAGTGCCAGCGCCCGCTTCGCGCCCAGACTGCGCAGGGCGAGCGCGTCAGTCTTGCCAACAGCGAGCAGATTCCCGCTGGTTCGACCTGCGAGTTTGAAATCGTTCTTCTGGACGATTCTCACGAGAAGGTTGTGCGTGAGTGGCTGGACTACGGTGCTCTGCGTGGTATCGGCCAGTGGCGCAACAGTGGCAAGGGGCGATATACCTACGAAATCCTCAATTAACCGCTATGGCGGGGTAGGGCTGTGCTGCACTCGGCGTGGAACGGCAACGGCATAGTGACGATTGGCTCAGAAATGCTAAGGCAATGCCTGGAGACGAAGCGACTTGAGCGGCAACGGCGATGCGCTGGTTTGATAAGATCTGCAAAGGCATGGAGAAGCAAGGCTCAGACGAGCAATGGAATTGCATAGACCCGACATGATTTGCTCCGCAACGGCACAGTTCGGAATTGCTGATAATAGCATGGCTATGGCATTGCCGCGAGACGTAGCGCAAAGGAAATGCAACGACTTGAGGTGACTAGCAATGGCAAGGAGTGGATTTGACACGACACGAGCAGAACGGCAACGGAAAGGCGCTGCTTAGAACCGAGATGCAACGGCTATGGATGCAAGGTGTAGCTTTGATAAGCAAAGGCATCGAACCGCGGCGACGTGCGACGCAATGGCAAAGAATAGAAACAATAGGCTAAGGCATTGAGTAGCTAGGAGCAGGACAGCAAAGGCAAAGCAATTCATCGAAAAGCAACGGCAAAAGCGAAAGGAGAAAAATGAAAGCACTTGTGGAAATCGCCCTGATCTGGGGCATCGTTCTGGCGTTGATTCTTGCAGCGTTCCTTTTGAACCTGTGGCTGGTGCATCTTGTTGAACTACTGGTTGGAGCAAAAGGCACATGGGGAATCATCGTGGCAGCCGCTGTAATGGCAACCGGATGGATTTTTAATTTTGGCAGCAAAAAGGAGAACCAATGAAAACTTTGAAAGGAACAGCATTGTCCATGATCGGTCTGGTCGTGGCAATTGCAGCAGTCGGGTGCGGTGACACGATTCAGGGCTGTCAGACCACCGCACAAATGTTCGGATGGGTGGCCGTGTCGTGTGGGCTTCTTGCAACGGCTATCGTCTTGTGCGCGCTGGCTGTTAGCGCTGAAGAGGAAGAACGCAGCGAACGCGAGCGCCGAAAAATCAAGCGTGTTGCCAACCACACGAACGAGTGGAGGGATGCACAATGAAATGCCCGATGTGCGGTAGTGACAACATTACAACGGTTGATAGCCGGTCTGACCACGACAGCATCGTTCGCCGCAAGAAGTGCATTTCCTGTAACCATCGGTGGTCTACCATCGAAATCGACAAAGACCAGTGGTACAGCGCACTGCAAATCAAAGAGGAACGCAAGAGAGGAAGACCCAAAGATGATTAGCCTTGACAGATTCGGTGGCGTGACAGAGCCGGAGGACGGCGTATACTTCATGACCAACGAGCAGGTGGCGGAAGCGAAAGAAGCCGACCGGCTGGCAGCGATTAAGGACTTGCAGTCTGAAATTGAGGACAGGGAAGCAGAGCTGAAAGACCTCCGCGCACAGTTGGCAGACCTGATGGCTGGTTGATTTTGTACAGCCAAGTTAAGCCGAAGTAAGAATAATGAAGCCTAATGAAGCCGAAGAAAGGAAAGAAAAATGGCAGTATTAGTAATGGTCTATGGTCATTCCGGCAGCGGAAAGTCCGCTTCGCTTCGGAATTTTGACCCGGAACAGGTGGCGGTTATCAACGTGCTTGGCAAGCCGCTGCCGTTCCGAAGCAGCATGAAAACGTACATTACCAATGACTACGGCAAGATTGATGCCGCAATCCACAGCACTAAGCGTAAGTCCATCGTCATTGACGATGCCACCTACCTTATGACCGTCGAGTTCATGCGGAACGCAAAGGTCGCCGGATACCAGAAGTACACCGACATGGCAGCCAACTTCAATGCCCTGCTGATGCGGGCGAAAGAGCTGCCGGACGATGTGATTGTCTACTTCTTCGGGCACAGCGAATGCGGAGAAAATGGTAGAGACAAATTCAAAACGGTCGGAAAGATGTTGGACGAGAAGGTCTGCGTGGAAGGGTACTTTACCATCGTTCTGAAAACTGTTGTACAGGATGGAAGATACCTGTTCAGCACTCGCAACGATGGGATGGACACCGTGAAAACCCCGCTTGGGATGTTCAACGATGCGCTGATCGAGAACGACCTCGCCGCCGTAGACAAAACCATCCGTGAGTATTACAACATTCCGGTTCAGCCGGATAACAAAGGAGAGTAACAGATGAAGAACATTAACTGGAATGACGTACAGGAAGCCACCGAGCGCCGCGACCTGCCTGTTGGCGGCTATGTTGCCGGTATCTGCAAGGCAACGGACGAGCCTGCAAAGGAGCGCTTGAACATCGAGTGGGAAGTCGCAGAGGGCGAGTTCAAGGGATACTGGCGCGAGCAGACCGCTTCCCTTATCGAGCGTGGCAAGCTGAATCCGGGCGAATGGGCATGGGGTGGCAAGACCATCAAGAGCTACAAAGAAAAGGCGCTGCCGTTCTTCAAGGGCTTTATCACCGCTGTGGAGCAGTCCAATCCCGGTTATAAGTTCAATAACGATGAAAAGACCCTGCGTGGCAAGCTGGTCGGTGTGGTTCTCCGTGAGGAAGAATACATGGGTAACGATGGGAACATCAAGACGAAGCTTGTCGTTGACCGTTTCACCAGTGTTGACAAGATTCGTTCCGGTGACTATGAGGTCAGACCGAAGAAAACGCTGGCTGGTGGGTCTGGTTCTTCGCCTGATACCGGCGACTTTGCCGTAATTCAGGACAGTGAAGATTTGCCATTTTAAAATAACGCATCAACGTAAATTTCAGAAAGAGTGATAAGATGAGAAAAGAAATCGAAATCAATGTTAAGCACATGGTTTCACCTGATGCAACAAGTTGTGCATACGGAGAGGATGTTGATGGATATGTAATGGCTTGCCATTATCACGTCCGAAGAAACAGAACACACGGAAGAAAGGCTCCTATGGAATTTGACCTTCCTAAATGTCTTTTGTTTGAGTGCTGGCTTGATAAGCCGTTTCATAAATGCGAAGCCTGTAAACAAGCTTGCAAAGACAAAACGGACTGATCGCCTACCTTATATAAGAGCTGCGCTATCTGGCTGGACGGGCGTTTGGAAAGATGAAACACTTGGGCGACATCACAAAGATTCACGGCGATAAGATAGAGCCTGTGGACTGCATCACGTTCGGCAGTCCTTGCCAGGGCTTGTCTATGGCGGGAAAAAGGCTTGGATTTGACGACAACCGTTCCGTACTGTTTTTGGATGCCGCAAGAATCATTAAGGAAATGAGGACAGCCACCAATGGAATGTATCCAACTTTCGCTGTTTGGGAAAACGTCCCCGGAGCATTCAGTTCCAACGAAGGAGAAGATTTCAGAGCCGTGCTGGAAGAACTTGCCCGCGTGGAACAACCAGACGTTTCAATTTCTAGACCTCCGAGGGGGGGCAGATGGAGCAAAGCTGGAGCAATCGCCGGGAACGGATGGAGCTTGGCTTGGCGACAGCTTGATGCTCAATATTGTGGAGTCCCCCAACGCCGAAAGAGAATCGCTCTTGTCGTGGATTTTGGAGGACAACGTGCCGCAGAAATATTATTTGAGCGCGCGAGCCTGTCAGGGAATCCTGACGAGAGCATCAAGGCGTGGGAAGCAACTCCCGGACATTCTCAGACAAGCCCTTCTGGATGTGATCGAACAAGCGAGAAAGCCATCTATGACGCAAGGGGAAACGGCTATGGCAGAACTTGTCCAACCATAACAGGCGACCACGAAAACAGAATCACAGACTACACGGCTATTGCTATCGAACGCAAGACCTTTAACGAACAGTCTTTCAGTCACTACAAGGAAAGCGACAAATGCTCAACCTTGAAAGCGAAAGCGGGAAACATCGGCAATGGCAGCGAGTGTCTGATTGCAGAGAAAGCAATCCGTTGGATTGTCCGCCGCTTGACCCCTGTTGAATGCGAACGGTTGCAAGGATTTCCTGACAATTACACTAACATTGGTGACTGGACAGATAGCAAAGGAAAGAAGCACAAATACGCTGACAGCCCACGGTACAAGGCTCTTGGCAACTCAATCGCTTTGCCACAATGGTTTTGGCTGGTGCAGAAGATGCGTCCTTATCTGAAAGAGAAGCCCACGCTGGGCAGTCTGTTTGATGGTCTGGGCGGTTTTCCTCTAGTCTGGCAAAGAGCATACGGCGATGGAACCGCACGGTGGGCAAGCGAGATCGAAGAGTTCCCGATGGTTGTAACAAAAAGGAGATTTGGCGAAGAATGATTACTTGTTGTCTCAACTGCATATCACGATACACAGCTTGCCACGACACTTGCGAGAAGTACAAGGCAGAGAAGAAAGACTTCGAGGAGCGCAAGGCGTTCGTGCATGGGCTGAACCACAGCCAGAGCGTGTACCACCGTGATTATGAGGACAAGCACCGGGAACGTGGCAAGAAACGGTTTCTCGGAAGTGAATTTAGAGGTGAAAGATGATGAGAAATCCGTCTAAGAAAACGATGAAGCACATCGCTTCTGTTTTGAACAGCCATTGCAGATTTGATTCGAATAAACAGATTTTGGTTCCGTTTGAAAGCAGCCCACTTTCTTGTATTTGGTATGGATTCAAGCCACATAGCGGTAAGAAGATGGTTGGCTATATCCTGAAAGACGGTTACAAGTATCCGTGCGAAAAATCTATTATCCGAAACGGATTGATGGTGGAAATCAAATACCCGGAACAGATTTTCGCGCCCAGAGCATCATCCCTTGAGCTGGCAAAACAGATGACAGAAAGAATGATTAAGAGAGGAATGCTTTATGTTTATCCATACACATGGAGAAGAAAACGATGGACGGGTTGATTTATGAACACCGGCAAGCAGTTTGAAGCGGACTTCAAAGCATCCGTTCCAAAGGATGCGTGGTGCTACCGGCTGAAGGACAGTGCTGCAACCTACTACGGCGGCAACGAGAACCTGTCCTTTTCCATCGACAACATCTGCGACTTCCTTGTGTACCGTTACCCGATGAACCACCTGTTTGAACTGAAAACCATCGAAACGCCCTCTATCCCTCTGGAAAAGGTGTTCGGCAAGTACGACAAGGCAAAGTGCAAATACCGCAAGGAAAAGCACATCACGGACATGGTGGATGCAATGGAGTACAACGGCCAGACCTCCCATGTGATAGTCAATTACAGGGCGGTCAACCGCACCTTTGCAATCCCTGCCAACAAGGTTCTGGCGTTCCGATACAATGAGAGCCGCAAAAGCATCCCTTGGCAGTGGGCGGAACAAGAGGGGATAGAGGTCAAAGCAAAAAGGCTTCGTGTTCATTGGCGGTATGACGTGGATGCGCTGCTGAAAAGATTGGAGAAAGAGAATGCCAAATTGGTGTGAAGGAAAGCTCAAAGTCCGTGGGAATCCCGAAAACATCGTGCGCTGGTTTACGGATTGCGTGACTGTTTATGACCGCCCCTATTTCGACAAAAACAAGTTTCCGAATGGAGAGTGGGTCTACAACAAAATCCATGATGGAGCATTGCTCTCTTACGATGATGAGACATTCTACATCAACGTGAAAGACACCGCTTACATCGAGGGTACTATGAAGAACTTTGTCGAAAAGTTCTGCACTGAACAGATTGCTGATGGCGACAACGCAATTCTTGTTCTTCCTGTAATGGCTGCATGGTCGATGGAGCCTGAGCCATACGAAGAAATGTCTAAAAAGTATAGGTTGGATTTCAGATTCTATGGATTTGAAAGCAGTGGATGCGTAAATCAGGAGATAGAAGTCATTGAAGGTAAAACAACCATCAACCGTGAAATTCGATTTGATGATTACCGTTGGGAATGCGCAGACCCGCTAATGGGAGGTTGAAAACATGGAAATTGAAGTCGAAATTTGCGACCGATGCGGCGAGTGCTTTTCGTGGCACGGCGAAACAAACGGAATCCGAAAAGTAAAAATCAAAGAACGCGGCTATGAATGTTCGCCAGATAGGTCGTTCGTTCTTTGCCCCTCTTGCATGGCTGCGCTCAACGACTGGCTGAAAGGAGAGCAGAAGTGAGTAAGAAAGTTTCAGACATTCTGCCCAAGACCGAAATCTTGGCGCAGTTGGCAGAAGAAGCGTCTGAACTGGCACAGGCTGCGTTGAAGCTGCGCCGTGCGCTGGATGGCACGAACCCGACACCGAAGAGCGTAAATGAGTGCGAAAACGCTCTGATCGAGGAGTATGCGGATGTGATTGTTTGTATCTCTGCACTGAACTGCTCACCTGAATGGTATGAGGATGCCACAGCAATTATTGGAGCAAAGCGCACTCGCTGGCTCTCTCGTCTTGAAGCAAAGGAGAATAAAAATGGCTGAATATCATGTTGGATGTGGGATGTTTGGCATTTACGCAGGAACCGTAAAAGCAAATGGAAAAGAGTGGAAAGATAAAACTTGTGTTACGGATGAAGCAGTAGAAGCAGTTCGAGACTGGTTTGTTTCCAAAGCAGAAGAAGAAAAACAAGGCTTTTATGGTTATGCTTGGGATACCAAAGACGGGAAGACTGTGATCTTGAAAGTCACTATTAAAAACAAGGAGCAGCCAGATGAATAAATTCGGAAACTGCCCTTTGTGCAACAAACAGGTCAAGCCGACCAACCTCCGCAAAATCGCACGGCAGAACCAGTTGTACGGCTTTCGCATGGCTCTGGATGGCGTTGCCGCCACATGGGGCGCACTGATCTGCGTTTGAAAGAATGCTTGATGTCAGAAAAGCAAAAGGTCTGCCGTGCGACTGGCAAACTGGAATGGACGTTTTTCGCTGGTGGATGGAAGACGACAACATCAGCGGTCAGTTAAACATGGACGATTTGATGGAGGATAACAATGGCACTGTTGAACCATGAAGAAACGATTGCGTTTTTGACACAAAAGGAAATTCAAGACGCTTTCTGGATGCGACTGCAGAAACGGTGCGTGACAAGTGTAAAGTTTAAGTGCGATTCGTGTTGGACTGAAACGCAGATTACAGACCCTCGATTCGCAACGGAAGTGATGAAAAAGAATCCAGAAAGTCCAAAATGCCCGATTTGTGGCGAAACAATGAGATGCATAAGTTGCGATGTAACAGTGAGGGATTAGTATGTTTGAATTTGTAACCCGCTGGCTGGTCTGCCTAGTCCTGATGGCGGTAGTAGTTCAGTCTGAACGGACAATCAAAGATATGACGAACAGCCTGTTTGAAAAACAACAGGCAATTCTTGTCTGGCTGTTTATCAACGCGTGTCTGGTCGTTTGTACGGCAGTTGTGATGGGGTGGAAATAATGGAAATTTGCGACATTGAGAGAAAAGAAATCAATTTTGGGTGTCTGGAGTATGGAGATGTGTTTGAGATTAACGGCGAAATTCTCGTGAAAGCTAACGTGAACCTTTCGTTAAGTAAATTGTCTGGCGGTGTCAGCTTTACTGCCCAATGAAGATGACCAGCAATCCGCTTGGGCGGTGCGTATGCGAGAAAGAAAAGTGCGCTTGGTGGCGACAGTTGGACAACTGCTGCTCCGTCTGGTGGATTGCAACCGAGCTGGATAAAATCGAAACGAAAATGAAGAGGTGATAACTCTTGGCAACACCCCCGAAGCGTGGTCGTGGCAGACCGCCGCTGACCGAAGCTGAAAAGAAAAAGCGTGAGAAGCGAGCGCAAAAGGCAAAAGAAGAAGCCGCCGCAAAGCGCGAGAAAGAGCGTGAGAAGAAGCGGATACAGAACCTCAACAAGAACAAGAGCATCCGTTCACAGGTCAGTAAAAAGGTAAAGGAGCAACAGGCGTTGGCTATCGAGAAGCTGAAGATGATGAACACAGGGGATTTGCAGTCAAGAATCGGCGATGAAGAGGACAAGAAAGTTGTCGGCATGATTGCCGCAAAGTATTTTGGTGACCTTCCGAGCGTGGATATGAACAACCCCATTGAAGTGCAGCAACGTCTTGATTTCTTCTTTGACGCTTGCATCGAAGCCAGAATCTCCCCTGTGGTGGAATGGATTGCACTGGTGCTTGGCATTGAATGGCCTAGCCTGAGACAGATTATGACAGGCAAGCGCCGTGACGACAGCTTGCAGCAGAAGTACATTCTGAAGCTGATTCTGCAAATGCAGTCCATGTGGGCATATAACGGTATGTACGGTCAGGAGAACCCGGCAGAGTGGATTTTCCGAGCCAAGAACTACTTTGGTATGCGTGACAACGTGGAAGTTGCCATTGCCCCGCCAGAACAGCCGTTGGGCGATGCCCAGAGCGCAGAACAGTTGGCTCAGAAGTACCAGACGGCTTTGCCGAAAGGGATTGACGTGGAGTTCAAAGAGGTAACGGAAAATGAAAAAACGGTTGGTTGACTTCTCCGACCCGATTCTGTCAGCGGCGCTGTTTATCTTGCTGAAAGACCGTACGACCGGCAAAAACATCATCTGGGCGACAGAGCCACCGCCTGAACTGGGTGCGGGCTTTGCGGATGAAATCACGTTAGAACAAATCAAGAAATGCCCGCCAGTGCCACGAGTTCTCAAGCGTCTGGATGAGCAGAAAAAGAGAACCAAAGCAAAAGCAGAGGTTTTCACTCCTTCTTGGGTCTGCGAAAAGATGATAGACATGGGCGAAGAAAACGGTGCGATGCCCGATATGAAGAAAGAGCCTATCAAGTACATCCATTCGACAGTCCTTGAAATCACCTGCGGAGAAGCACCATTCCTTGTGAACCGATACGACACGGTAACAGGCAAAAAGATTCCAGTACCAAGGCGGAAAGGACTGTTTGACCGCAAACTGAAATGTGTAAACAACTGGTTTGATTGGAATGTATGGACATGGCACGATGTAGCAGAGGACGCAGCGACGACTACATACGGCTATGAGTGGCAGGGTGATAGCCTGTTGCTTGCAAGAGCAAATATGCTCCTGACATGGCGAGAAAACTTTAAGTGGCTGTTCGGCATAGAGCCTGACGCTGGGAAGGTTCGCAACATGGCTGCTATCATCTCATGGAACATCTGGCAGATGGACGGTTTGAAAAAGACCGTGCCGGGCACGGACATTCCGTGCAAAATCAAAAACTGGAAAACAGACAAAGAAATCCTGTTTAAGGACGTTGGGGAGGATGACTAACATGGGATTGTATAAAGTGCCTGTTGAATGGAGAGAACGTGGATATTTACTTGTTCACGCTTCTACTCAAAAAGAAGCAGCTAAAGTCGCAATGAACGGTCTCGACATATACCCTTTGCATAATCAGCCGATTGGTGGAAGCCTTAAACTTGCATTTCCAGAAGGCTCCGAGACTGAATATGTTGCAAGGGTAGCGCCGGGTTTTGAGGAGGACGACTAATGCAGACTGACAGAGGAATATACCACAAGCGAGTATGCGACCGCTGCGGAGCAGTTCTGGGACGAGATAGGCGAGAGACTGCCGAAAGATGTGACGGTGACGCATTGGATGGCGTTTCCGATGGTATGAGGTGGTATGTGTGGAGAGCAAAATTGTTTGGCATTCTCTTAAAAAAGAAGGATACCCGCCACTGTTTGACAATGGAAATGGCTACTTTTCATCTGGAAGGATTTTGCTGTCTGGGCTGTATTTTGATTTTTTCAAAGGGAAGATAGACAGAACTGTGTCATGCGGAGGACTTGTAAAAGACCTTCGGCATGGAATGCCAGAATTTGATTGGATGAACGATAACGGGTGTTGTTTGCATCACTCAAAAATTGAATATTGGGCGTATATGCCAGAACCGCCTGTGGAGGAACAAATATGACAAACAAAAAGTTTGGCATCATCATTATGGACTTGAGCCTTTTCGACTTTGGGCCGAAGCCACCTTGTGGATACATTAAAGCAAAACATATCCGACCAGCGTACGGCAAAGGCACAAGACCTGTAAAGGCGCATAAGCGAATCACGAGAACGAGAGAGGGGTTCAGAAAATGACAGAACTTAAGAGATGCCCGTTCTGCGGTGCGGAACCGCCGACTGTAAAAGTGATTCATCCACTCAATGTTGACATGGCTAGTTGGGTAGTCTGCGGAAAATGCGGGGTGAGCACTTCTGCAACATTTGGCAAGGAAAAAGCCATCGAAGCATGGAACAAACGCTACAAAGAGGATTGAGTATGGACAAAAAACGAGACAGCTTTACATTCCAAAAATATTATTTTGAAGCCATCTCCACACTCAAAAGTAAAGAGAAGTTGGAACTCTACGATGCAATCTGTGCATACGTTTTTGAAGAAAAAGACGCAACTTTGAACTCAAAAAAAGCAGAATCTTGTTTCATTTTGATTAAACATCTGCTCGATGAAGAATCAAAAAGAAGCGATATTGCGTCAAAAGGATGGTCTACACGAAAGTCATCTCATCCTCATGTCATAAATGAGATGAAAGTCAGCTCATCTATGAGTTCAAAGTCAGATGACAATGAGCCAATTGTATCAATTGACGGTCAAATGAACGTCAAGACCCTGCCGGAGAGTGCAGTCAAAAAGAAACCTGACATCTTCTCAGACTTTGCTCATGGCGATAAAGCCCTGCTGGAATCCTTGCGAGAGTTCGCACAGATGCGTACAAGAATCAAAAAGCCTATGACAGACCGGGCAAAGCAGATGCTCTGCAACAAGCTGGAAAAGTTTGATCGGCATGACTGGAAAGCTATCCTTGACCAGAGCATCTATGCTGGATGGCAGGACATTTACGCATTGAAACAGGATGACCAGTACGAGCAAAGTACGGAGATGGAGTTTCATAGACTATGACAATGGACGTTCAAACGGTGTTTATCGGTGCGCTGATGCTCTGCAAGCCGGGCGTTGTGGATGAAATCATACCAGACCTTGAACTTGACTTGTTCAGACCTGAGCTGAGAGACGCTTTTGCGGCTGTTAAGGGCTATTGGACGGCTAGGGGTAAGATAGATATAGTTGAGATAAACACGCAGCATCCAGACGTAGCGCAGACGCTCTTGGCGTGTGTACAAACCTGTGAATCAGAGTGTGTACGAATTGACAGGGAGCAGATGCAGCGTTGGGCACAGCTTATCAGAGAACAGGCTGCACTCACTCGTGTGCAAGGCCTGGCATTTCAGATGACCAGCGAGCTTACCGATTATTCTGATCTATCAGACATTTACCAGAAGATGGGCGAAGCAATGAGCCTGAAAGCTGAGGAAGAAGATGCGTGGACATACGAGGATGTGCTGAACGACTATGTGCTTCACATGGACGAGAAGCCTGTGTATATCAAGACAGGCCTAGAGCGTCTGGATGAAGCGCTGCACATCTCACCGGGTGATTTCATCATCATCGGTGGCAGACCGTCTGCGGGCAAGACAGCCCTGTCTCTGCAAATAGCAGCAAGCATGGCAAAGCAGGACTATACCGTGTACTATTTCAGCTTAGAAACCAGCAAACGTAAGCTGGGCGCACGTCTGATGGCCAATCAAATATACTGCCCTCTGGACACGGTGAAAAATAAGGCGGTCAGCTTGAATGAGATTGACGGACAGGCAAAGAACATGAAGATGCCCCTATATATCCGCTCCGCTGCCGGAAAGAACGTGGCGTGGATGAAGGCTCAGGCTCTTCGTAAAAAGGCTCAGGTCATCTTCGTAGACTATCTTCAACTCATCCACGAAACAAGCGCAAAGGACAGATATGCCGCCATTACAGCTATATCCATTGCCTTACACGAACTGGCACAGACTACAGGCATTGTCGTGGTGGCACTGGCACAGCTCAATCGAAACCCATCCAAGCCCGGAGCAACGCCTACTAACTCCGACTTGCGAGAGAGCGGGCAGATTGAACAGGACGCCGATGCAATTATTCTTCTGTCCGGCGACAACCCCGACAAGTATCTGTTCCGGCTAAGCAAGAACAAGGAAGGCGAGATAGGCGACCTTCCCATCACGTTTAACAAGCAGATTCAACGGTTCCAAGAGTATACTTGGATGGACTGATACCGTCTGAACCCCATAAATATTTTTCACTACACAAAATACAGGAGGAAAACAACTATGGCACTTACCAACATCGAACGTGAGACTATCATCACCTTCAACGCAGCGGAGGATACCGCAGAGGTCTACACGGCAGACCCGGTTTACATTCGCAAGCTAGACAAGCTCTGTGAGCAGTTCCCCGACACGTACAAGTTCATGGAGGAGCTGTCTGTCAAACGGTGCAAGGAATCTAAGACCTATTCGATGCCGAAACGTCTTGTGAAGTTCCGGGCGCCTGTCACTCGTGAGATCAGCGAAGAGCAGCGTGAAGCATTGGCAGAGAGCCTGCGTAAGGCAAGAGAAGCCAAGAAAGCCAAGAATATCTAATCTTAGCTCGCGCGGCTACAAAACTACTGTATCAGAAAGCATGGAATGGTATCAGGTGGTAAAACTACCCTCTGCGACTATTCTGTGCTTTTTTCTCTTGTTATTTATCAGGGTGAAACGGCAAGGTCTGAATTTGAGAAAGAATCGTCTAATCGCAGGGCTGATTGAGACGAAAGCAAGATGTGTGAGACGAAAAAACGCTTCGAGTGTCACTTTCGAAAATGGCTTTCAAATTTTTGTCCCCTTTCCCCCTTGTTTCCTCTTTCCCCCTTTTGTCCCCCTCTTTCCCCTACAACCCCTATTACCCCCTATAATCCCCCTAACATCTTCCGTGCTCCCCCTTTCCCTCCCCGTGTGTTTAGCGCGTCCGCGGGCGTTATATGCGCCAGCGCGCGCGTTGACGGAGCCGGGTGTGCCATGATAGTTCAAAAGTGAATAAATAACAGTTATGCGAAATTGCAAGGGTTCTTTCCCCCTACAACCCTCTATCTCCAAAGCCACACCGTTAGCCAGCAGAGCAGACCGTAGGCAAGAACTAGCGTGAGGTTCGGACTGGTGGATAGTCTACGACTATTTCACATGGAGAATTGACTTCATTTTGTAGTCGGTTGGATATGTATAAATGTTGCATATACTATTCCTAGCAGAACGCTATGAATTGAGCTGAATACTATAGTGCGTTACTGGGAATTAAATCGAGCAGGAACAGACCGAATCGGATGGTACGAGTTATTATACGAAATAATCCGTGATTATCGGGAGTAACTATATCTGTATACTATAATAAGTACGGCTATTATACGAAATAGGTATAACTAGATATGTAATAAATTATACGAAATTGGAACGAGAAGTGATTTTTGGGCGGTCGGATGACTTAGCGACTATCGCATCTCCCTTCTCCTAAAAGGCAAACGACTATTTCACACAAAAAATACACGACTATTTGACGATGATTCTCAAGAAAATGCTACGACTATTACTCTGCGGCTATCACCGAACAGCTCGTTGTTATACTATATATAGGACTTTCAAACGGTAGTCGTATGACGACTTTACGACTATTCCACGACTATCCGCCGGGAGAAGTTACGACTATTGGCTACGACTATTCCAGAAGCTGTTACGACTATTCCAGCCGGAACGCTGCGACTATTGCTGACCTCTATTGGCTATCGGGCGAAAGCCCGAAAAGAGATACGGCGGTAGCCGCCAGTGGTTCCGCGCCCCTGCCGCTGGACTGCCCGCCGGGTGGAGTGTGCTAGGCAGACCCGGTGACAGATCGCAAGCCGTTCGGCGTGGGAAGCATCGAGACAGCCGCCGGGCTGACCCTGTATAGGTGGAGACGCTGACCCCTCCGGGCTGGCATGGTCTGCGCTCCTCTTATATACCTTATTATAATAGGCGGCTGCACAGCCCTGTACAGCGTCCGGCGTGGCGCTGGTATCTGGTATGCACTGGAGGCGTTGCGGCGCTGTGATGTGCTCCAGCGCGGCGCAGGCGGCGTTATATCCGCTTTTGCCGGTCTGGTATTATATGCGGTAAAATGGGTCAAATTGCCGGAAACGCACCTGTAAAGCCCTGTGCGCTGTTTTGTAGCGTTGGCGGTATAATTTGCTTTAACGTGATAAAAGCCGCTGTAAACGCTTGTATGAGACTGCATTGCATCCGGGCAAAAAGAAAAGCCCTGCACCCTCAGCAGATGCAAGGCAAAAGAAAAGCCCCGCCAGCGTGGGCGGGGTTGAGAATTTTATTAGTGCCATTCAATCAAGCGTTTTGTGCGTTTCAGTCCTGCTAACGTATAATCCCCGCTGACATTATCCCACACACGGGAGCGGGTGTTATAGGCATACGGATAGAGCGTTGTCTGATTTGCGCTATCCCAATTTACGGCGTGATGTACTTTTCCGGTTTCGTCATCCACATAAATGCTAAGGCCGTTGATTTCGTGCTCTGTATAGGTTTTCATAATGACACTCGCTTTCTGGGCTTTTTGCCCTTTTTTACAGTATATCATATCACAGGCCCCAAAAACAGGACTTGCAAAAATATTTTTGCCCTTTTGGGTAATGGGGCGGGGTTGCTTTACGGTGCAGCCCCGCTAAAGTGTCCGATCTGGTCATTTGCTCGCTTTAAACAGCGCCGAAAAAAACCAGAAGAAAAACAGAAGCGCGGATAATATCACAGCTTGCACCCCCTTATACCACGCTAAAACGCTTGTAGGTGGTTTTGCTGCTGCACTCTGCGTATACATCCGGGTGCAGCGTCTTGAGCAGCTTGCTATCGAGCCGGACGCTCTGAACGTCCTTATAGATAGCCTTTGCCGTTCCCTGTGCCATCTCCGGTGCACCTTGCATCATGGTAATAATGTCCTCTTTAATGCTCTCGTTCATTGCTTCAAGCTCTTCAATGAGCCGCTTGTTTTCCCTATACTCGTTTACTCTTTTTTCAAAATCAGACATTTTTCAGTTCTCCAAAATTCCTTTATTCTTAAATAATACGCTGAGGTTTCGCCGCTCGTATTCTCTCCAATTTTCACCGATCGCAAGCGCTGAGTTTTGCGCCCAAAATGGGACGCCCGCCCGGTCAAGCTGGCCAAACAAAAAATGAATTGTTTTGTCTGCCTTATCCAAAAATCCGATGTCGTCCGGATCTTTTTCTCTGCAATAGGAAATTTCAGCCATCCAATATGCAAGGGATTCCAATAGGCCGTATGCCTTTTTATTTGCCGTGTATGTCATTTTTTAGTTCTCCATCAAACGAAAAACCTTGAATTTTCAAAAGTTATGCGTGCCTTGTCCGGGATTTTCCCAGACGATATTGCGTTAACCAGGCTATCTGTATACTTATATACAATGGTTCGCCCTGGTTCATCATCCAAGACGAAAACTGACCGATCCCAGGCGGGTGCCTGGCTGATTGATTGACCAGGCAAAAAGCACCTGACATTCACATAAATGCATTCGCCGTCAATCCAGGGAAACGCCTGGACAAGACAACCGGAATACCACCCATTGATTTCCATTATTATCCCTCCTTAGCTGTTAAGAAATGCAATCATAACCAATGCCCCGCTGATCATGCCACCAACGTACCAGAGGGCGGCCCACTGGGTAAAATCCAAAGCAATCATCGTTTAATCCTCCTTATACTGCGGGATGTAGCCCAGCACCTTAACTTTTGCCGGGATGGTGTAATAGATCTGTCCACAATCGGGGCACCAAACGGCATCATATTGTTTGCCATCGTCGCCCAGTGCCTTGCACTCCACTTCACAGGTAAAGCGCTTTAGAGCGGTTTCCGTAAGCATTGCTGCCACATCTGCTGCAGGTTGTGCGTTATATGCTGCCACTGCCTCTTCCGCGTCTGCCAGCGTGTCAAATGCGCCCAGTGTCCAGCCCGCACCCTCCAAGATGTAGTCTACCATATACAGGCCGCTGTCACTGCACCAGAGCCACACAACAGGCTTAATGGTCATTCTGCGGTTGTTCTGGGCTGCATAGATTTGCTCAAGAGTGCCAGTCATTAAGCTGCCATCCGCAAAGGATGCGGTGTAAAGGTCTGCGCACTTGATTGGTTCCAGGCCAATCTCCACATAGGAGGTACACGGCGCGTTTTTGAGCGTTGCCACCTGAGCGGCGCACAGCTCGATAACTTCTTTGGTGTTCTGCCCTGCAAAGTGGGCTTTAACAGCTTCAACGCTTTCGGCGTGGGCTACGGTGGAGATGTATTCATCATTCTTTTCGGTGATAACGTGATAATACTTTTTCATGGTTTTTGTCCTCCTGTTTTGGTGTTTCGTGATGTGTTTTATCAGATATGTCTTATCTTGATTCTATTATATCAGATATATCTTATATGTCAATACCTTTTGAACAAAAATATAAGATTTTTCTGATTTGTTTTTCTGGCACAAAATGGTAAAATTGCGTTGTCCATATCTGCACAGTTTCGGACACACCCAGCACCCCGCCGCCGTTACGATCTGCCCGGCGTGGCCTGTCTGGTATCGAGTGCAGACCGGTGCAGCGTGTCCAGCGTTTGGGCGGCGGTATGCCCTGGTACTTGTCTGCCCTGGTTCTGGCACGGCCTGCCCTGCTGCCTGTGCTGTGCAGTCTGTCCGGATGCGCTGGGGCTGGGGTCTCCACCGGCGGGGTATACAGGCAGCTCTGGGGGTGGGGTGGGTCATGCCCGCGATAAAATTTTTCAAAGAAAAAGGCGTTTTTCGTGGTTTGTGTTACTAACACCCACCTCATCCTCACAAACCAAACCCCATCTGATTGTGCAAGTCTCCAAAAATTCCGAAAAAAACAAAAAGACCCCTTACGGAGCCATTGAATGTGTTATACTGGCAAAGGAAAGGTGGAATTAAAAATGCAAACGTTCAGTGGAATCATGCTGCTTGCTGGATTTATTCTAAGTGTGTGTTGTATCGTCAATGCACTTAGAGGAAAAGGGAACAGTAAGTTCTGGTACGGGTCTATCGCTTGTTATATTTGCTTTGGTATATTCTACGGAATCTATCAAAAAGATGGCAGAGACTTTGGAATCGGCTGTACGCTGGTCTTTGTAGCATACGGCGTAAAGATTATCTGGAATCTCCTGAAGTCGATTGTTAAGCACGAAAAGTATTCAGCGAAGAAAGACTTGATTGCTTTAGTTGTGTGCTTAGTGCTAGTTGTTGTTGGCATGAATCTTCCGTATGACAAGGAGCTGGAAGCAGAACGCGCGGCGGCTTCCGAAGAAAAAGCAGCATCTGAAGCCTTAGCTGCATCTATCAAAGCAGCGGAAGAAGCAAAATCTGCATCCGCAGAGCAGCAAGCTGAAAGTGAATCCGTATCTGAAAGCCAGTCTGAGCCCGAAGTTGAGAGCGAACCTCAGCCCGAGAGTGAACCTATCCATGTTGAAACGGAAGAAGAATACAAAGAATCTTGCAGAACCGTAGGCTACAAGGATTTATGCCGCTACCCGGAAAAGTACGCTGGAACAAGAATTGTAATCAAGGCAAAGGTACAGCAGATTATGGATGCTTCTCTTTTCAGCAGCGACAAGGCATGGCGCGTTCAGGATAACGAAGATGGGTATGATATGTACCTTGGAAACGAATACTATGCTGTTGATAAAAGGGAGAGCGGCTCTGTAAAGATTCTTCAAGACGACATTGTTACAATCTACGGAGAATTTACCGGGACAGCTGAAATCACAAGAGCATTGACAATGACAAAAGATGAAATTCCTCGCGTTGAAGTAAAGTACGCAGACCTTGTGGACGAATAAGGAGTGGACGTAAAGATGAAGAAGTTTGCTTCAGCAATTCTTGTTGCCGCTTTGATTTTTACCATGCCTATCAGTGCAATTGCTGCAAAAAAGCCTGATGAATGGTCTGGCCTTATTGAACTTGAGCAGACTAATGCAACACAGTATGAACCGTTAGGCATTAAGAATCATGGGTCTTATGCGTGGCGTGACGGTAGCACGATTTATATTTCTTATGCGCTTGAAATCGAGAATACGAACAAAAATCTTGCGGTCTGGTTTCCCCATATTGAAATCGCAGTTGTTGCAGAGGATGGCTCCGTGATTAAAACAGACGATGAATATCTGGACTGGGTTGCGGAAGATGATTCCTACTGGTATGCCGGATACTTCACATACGAGTATGACGGTACTATCCCTGCCGGTATCGAAATGGCTGTTTCGGCTCAGGACTATAACTATCAGCCGAGTGCAGGAAAAGAAGTTTTAAGAGCAGGTGAATTGGCTGTTACCAATACTTCAAAGCGTGGTAGTGGCTATGAGACAAGATTCACCGGAAAAGTGACTAACAACAGCGCATACAAGACAAATGCAAAGGTCATCGTTCTGTATAAGATGAAAGATGTGAGCGGAGAAGAAGTTCCCGTGTGCGGAGATATTGATTATGTCTTGGATATCCAACCGGGAGAGACGAAGAACTTTGAAATCCACCCCTATTCTGGGCTTTCCAATTATTCTTCGTGGGAAATCGTAGCAATTCAAATGTAATACAAAAAGCCAGCGGCTAGATGTTCTCTAACCACTGGCTTTTCTTATGGGCTATTTACGATTTAAGTGTTGGAAACATGATAGGAGCGCTGACTTCTTCCTTTTCCATGAGAATGTCGAGCAAACAATCATTGTATCCCATTGAATAGCTGTCCTCGCAAAAATGCTGTACGGACGTTGCTAGCGCTACACTTACAACTTCCCTTGACCGCTTATCCTCTGGCATGATGATTTCTAATGCCTGATTAAGGATTTCATGGCTTTTTTCTAAAACGGCTTTGTGCTCTTCATTCTCAGCTTGTAGCCGAAACATTTCTTCCGAGTAGTCCATCAGCACGTCTCCATTCTAATCTGCTCGCCAACAGGAAGATAGCCCGCTTCTTTGAGCTTGCTATAAATGAACTTCTGACCGGCTCTCGTCCAGCGAGTGACCTCTTTCGTCTTTCCGTTCGGCAGCTCGATCGGATGCCCGACAACGTATCCGTTGCCAAGATATTTCTTGTAAGGAATCCACTGCTTATTTACAACGTGCTGGATGCCCATTTCCTCAAGAATCTTGTTCAGCTTTCGAGCGGTCAGGCCGTAGTTCATGGCAATCTGCGTGGTTGTCAGGCTTTCGTCAGAGAGAAGAACCGCCTTTGCGTAGTCGGAATCGGGCTTCATCTTGGCATTTTCCGCTTCCAGAACCTTTACCTTCTTACGCTCCGTGTCGATAACACTGTTAGCGGCGATCAGAGCGCGGCTCAACAGCATCTCTGTCGATTCAGGCTCCGGGTTGGTGAGCTTCTGCTCCATCTGATTGAAAGCATCAATGTACTTGAGTTTCCATTCAAGGGCTTCTTTGCCGGTAAAACCCATAGCAAGCAGGGTGAAACCGTCACGGTTCATCAGGTACATGGAGTAGGTCTGACCGTTCTGCTCGTGGGTGTACTCGGTTTTGAAGAACATGGGGGTCTGCTCATTTTTGAGCACACCCTGTGACATGATGTTTTCTACATCTCGCATGACGTTCCGATGTTCTTTTCCGAAATTTTCTGCTACTTCACGGCTGGACACGACAACCTGTCCGTTCTCACTGATAAGATTGATAGCATATTTAACCTTTTGTTCCATAAAAACTCCTATGGTTCTTGCGGAACAAGCCAATTCCTGCTATAATAAGGCTGGAACAGCTTGTTCCAGTGGTTTTGATGATACGTTCGCTGCGGTCGGCAAACTTTAGCGGACGTATCATTTTTCGTTTTCATCGGTCTCCGGGATGGGATGTACTTCAAAGAACGTGTCACGGATGGCTGCTGCCTGTGCGACCTTGTGTTCGGTGCAATAGGTTTTCAGCCACTGGAACTGTCGTTCGGTCAGTGCAACAGTGAACGTGTGATTGTGCCGTTCGAGATAAGGACTGTACATAAACTCACCTCCCTTCATGTGGGTGCAACCAGTATATGCAATATGTTGTGGTTTGTCAATTACGCAAACGCTTAATGTAGTACTGGTATCTGTACAAAATCCAAAAGTTTGTAGACTTGCACAAAATTTAACTGTTGTTTTTGGATGCTCCCGCTTCGTACCCTGCCCGGTAATTCAGTTCGGACAGCTTGCCCAGAGCTTCTGCGTACTCCCTGTCCTCGCTGGTCGGCTCTTTGCCGTTGGCGAGGGTTTTCAGAAATTCTTCGGTTGTCGTGGGAAAGTTCATATTTTTTGCTCCTAACTATTGCAGAAAGCAGCCCTTTTTGGTATAATAGATTCCGAAAAGGGAGACTGCCCCCTTGGTGGTTGCAGGTTCTCGTTTCGTGATGTGGATAAGCTATCAGCGTAACTTTGGACGGTGGCGCTGGTAGCTTATTTTTTTATGCCTTGATGCTCTCAACGTAGGATGCTACCCACTCAATACCCATGCAGATAACATCGACCTTTGAGATGCCCAATGCTTTTGCGCTGCTCTCCATGCTCGCGATCTGGCTCTCTGTGAGCCGGGTGCTTATCATGTGCAGCTTATCACGTTCCGAGGTTTCTGCTCGTCTTGCCAAGCCTATCACCTCGCTTTCGCTGGAACAAGTATAAAGCGTGAAAATATGCTTGTCAAGACCCAAAGTTTTACGAAAATGAAGTTTGGCAGAATTACTCCTTATTATAGAAAATTTTCTACCTGATTGTGATTAACTAAGTAAACACCTTTATACTACTCTAGTATGTATAAATACATA